AACAAACGACTTTAAATTTGATTCCTTTACAAGCGTAGGTACCCAAATATTTGGTCATCGTGACCTGGAAACTTATGAACTTAATAAAGGATACATCGTTAATAGTGGTCCTGTGACCTATAAGTTATTGGTTGGCGCTGCTCCAGAGGCTGCAATTGGAAAAGAATTTGTTGAAGTAAAAATTAATTCTACTGACGGCGTGAAGCCAACTTCGATATTATTCCGTAAAAAAATTGATGGTCCTATAGTCTGCTCTTTGACCCCATCACTTTCTTCTCAGGGGGCTTTGTATGTGAAAGATTACAATGGATATAAGGGGCAAATTCCTCGCATGGATGTTCTTGTGAGCCCCGTCAGGGATCGTTTACAGGGGCGCGTTGTATTCTACGAAATTATTCATAACTTAGCCTCAGAGTTCAAGGTAATTGATTCTATACTTGAGTATAAACCTTTAAGATTAAAATAACATGGCGTGGCCAGCATTAGCAGCATTAGCAAAAGGAGGCGCCGCAGCAGGCGGTGCAAGTTCAGCAGCAGGCGGGGGAGCCGCCGCTGGAGGAGCAGCAAAAGGTGGTGGTGGAATGATGAGTATGATGGGTAAAATGGGTGGCGGTGGAGGCGGCGGAAACATGATGGGTGGATTGCAAGATCGTGCCAACATGCCAAAGCAAGCCGTAATGGGCCTCGCTTCCGGAATGCTACAAACTATTCAGGCTCAAAAATTGAAGCGTAAAGCAGAGTCTGCGATGCCAGGAATGATTGATCCCAACCAAGCTTCTTATCTTTCTGAATTAAATCAAAAAAGAAAAGCTATTGATACCGGTGCAGATTTTGCAGCAGGCATGCAGACTATCGATCAGGGTAACGCTGCTACAAATGAAGCGATAACCCGTAATACTGGTGGAAACGTTGCCTCTACCATACAATCTTTATTGCAATCCCAAAAGGTTGCCAGCGATGCTAAAAACAATGTCCTTGCCCAAGGCCAGCAACAACAACAGTTTTACAATGCTGCGTACGGGGGTTTGCTTGATCAAATTTCTGCAAGAAAGTTACAGTTGCAGATGTATCGCTCTCAACAGGCGCGTGGAGAGTGGGCGGCAAAACAACAGTCTGCCAACCAGAATTTAATGGCTGGAGTTGCTGGTTTAATGGAACAGAAACAGCAGTATGGCCAGCCGGTAACTACAAGCCCTATGGGCACAGGTCCTTCGAATATGCCTGTAGGAAATTCAACCGGTTTCAATCCGGTGATGGCAGAAAAGGCAGGACAGGCAATGGCTAAAAAACAAACATTCGGAAGCGATGCTTCTCCGGTTATAAATGAACAAGGCAACCTTGATGCAAGAAAACAGGTTTTTGGATCCGGTAAAAAAAATCCACTTGACTTTGGTAGCATTTTTAAAAAATAAATGGCAAAAGAAGTAAATCAGGAGTCTCTTGACCTGTTAGGCAGCATTCAGCCAAAAGGTCAAGCAGATTTTACAACTGATGACATAGCTAATTACACTCCTCCTGACCTTACCACAGATCAGATGAATACTTATCGTCAGAGTCAGCAGACTCCGTCTACGGGTGCTTTGCCAAACTCTACGTATTATCCCGATATGGGTAAGCAGATATCTGTAGGTGGCTATAGTGGAAGCCTCATTGGAAGCACTACTTTATTTGCGCCAGGCGGCGGAGTTGTTCCAATAGGAATGATGGATGCGAGGGACCTAGCGGTACAAAAAGCTGCGATGCAAAAATCAAAAGAAATTGAAGATTTCAGAAAACAATTTCAGGCGCCAACAACAAAACTTACAAACATTCAACCAGAGTTGAGCAATCAATATATCGATTATGTTCAAAAGTCATGGCAGGGAGCTCTACGTAAATCAGGCGGTGATGCCAAGATGGCCACAGAGTACTTAAAGAATGATAGTAATTTTGTAAAGAAGGAAAGGGCATATCAGGACCTTGCCCGTAACGGAAATGCTATAGTTGAAAAAATTGCCCAGGATGAAGAAGAAATAAAAACAGGAAGGTTTACACCCACTCCCGGATACAAAGAAGCGAAAAATAAAATAATGACAGCGCTGAATCCTTCTCATCCGGAATTTCAGAATCTTGGGAATAATTTCAGGAAGTTGCAGGTTGAAAGGGATTTTGCGGATTCGTTTAATGATGTGACTAAAAAAATGGTTGCTGATCAGGCGGGTATTGCCTATGCCGATATTGACAGTAATCCGGAGTTTGCTAAAATCTACGAGGAAACTGTTAGTCAGTGGTCACCGGAACAAAAAGAAGCGGTAGCTAGAACCCTGGAGCAAAACTTTTATCCTGGCAGCGATTACTGGACACCGGATCGTATTTCACAAAATGTTAGTGGGCTTATGTCCGGTAAACAGCAAAAGAAAAATATTTCTCTAAACCAGAAGCATGAGGCCGATGGTGCTGGTTACAAATATGAAGATAGTGATATCTCCCAGGAACCAAGTTCAACTAATGTTTATACTAAAACAACCGGTGGTGGTTCTGCCCAGGGTGAGGTTGTTGGAGATTACGGCGTGACCCATAAAAAACCAATTAAAGCCATTGTTCCTAACGGACGCACAATATATATAAACGATCCTGAAAAGGGGTTGATCAAAACTTCTGAGGTTAACCCAAATGCAGCAACTCAGCTTATTAAAACGCAACTGGTGAAGGTTTATGATGGTCCGGCTAAAGAACATGAAGGAACGCCTTTAAGCGAAGAGCAAATCAAATCAGGTCGTCCATGGAAATGGGGAGTAATGACTACCGGCGTAACAACAGAAGGAACCGGTGAAGATAAAAAGGAAACGCAATTTTTTATTCCAGCCAAGGAAGTTGAAAATATACTTGTAAAGAAAAAAGATCAAAAAGGTGCTGTTATAAACGGAGTACCTATTGATAAATTACAGACAGAAGCGGATAAGCGAAATTCTTCTAAAAAAACAGGTGGCACTTACACTATAAAAGGTAAAAAATATTCCCTATCAGCTTTGCAGGAAATGGGATATAACGAATCGCAACTTTCATCTTATAAAGATAAATAATGGCCGGAGAAAATAAAGATAAAGATCCACTTGGAATTTTAGCTGCTGGTAGTGATACTAACAATACTGTGGACCCTCTTGGTATTTTGGATCAGCCATTAAAAAAAAAAGAACCTTTAGTATCGGAATCCACTACAGTTCCGGTGACACCCAATACCAGTGCTCCATCTGTTGTGGCGGGTGGTACATCAGGATTGAAATCAGAGCCATCAACATACCAGTGGGATCCAGCGAAGGAACAACAGAGGATGTTCTCGGGAAACACGACTCAGCTGGGGAACAAGCTTGAGGTTGAAAAAAAGCCGTTAGCTGTAGGCACTACAGCATCTTCTCCTAACCTTGGAACCGGAAATCAATCCGTCTTACGAAATCAGGTTAAAACGCAGCAAGATGCTGATGTAAAAAAAGTTTCAGATTATTACGATTCTTACCTAAAGAAAAAATCTGCTGCCCAATTACCTCCAACGGATGACGATTCTGTTAATTTTTACCTGGAGTACATAAAGGAAAACGATCCAGACGAATACAACTATACCCTTGATAAGTTTAAAAATTTATCGAATGACAAGGACAACACTTTGCTGTTTGAAAAATTCAAAGCGGAGCAAATGGAGAAGGCTTTAGCGCTCAAAACAAAAGCCTTTAGCGGCAAGTACCAGTTGGCGAAGAATAATATTGATAATTATTATAAAGATAAGCTGGATACATTTAAACAGGCTGACAATTCTTCCAGAAGTATTGTTTCCGAAATTCAAAACATAGATACTCAGCTGGCTGGTTATGAAAGAGACCAAAATGGTGCCATAATCACTAATTCCGGTAACAGGAAAGAGGTTGAGAATTTTCTTAAAGAGCGTGAAACAAAAATAACCGAACTCGGATCTCATTCCAAAACTATTGAGGACTTAAAAGCTGATCAGGATTTTAATGATGCCGCAACGCTTTTAGACGAGGTGAATGAGCAGTATAAAGATGTTGCCGGCAGATACAGATCGGTTGCAGAAAAGGATCCGGAAGCGTTTAGATCATTACCTGAGTTTCAGAAATTATTGAAAGAAAATCAAGCAACAAAAAGGCAACAAGAATTGGGAGGTTCGGTATCAGTAGCCGATCCAACAGGATTATCCCAGTCGATCGGAAGAGCGGTTACTAATTTTGCTTCTAAAATGGCCTTTGTTCCAAAATCGCTTACCGATAACTCTCAATACGGATGGACGGATAAGCTGTATGATGTAACAAAATCTTCAATAGATGACTTTAATGACGAGTACCAGTCACTGCCATCAGGGTACGAAAAGCCTATTCTGGAGAATGGCAATTGGAATTTAAAATATTTGCCGGCCAAAGTTGCTGGTACGGTTACTGATATGGGGTTAATGCTTATACCAGCAGTGGCTACCGAAGGATCGATAGCTGCCTTGGGTGTAACCGGTGACCTTGCATCCGGCATGGGCACATTTGCTTCTGGATACATGATGTCAGCTTCTGACTATTACGAACAGGCCAAACAGGCTGGACTAAGCGATAAGGAAGCTACATCGTTTTCGCGATCAGTAGCTATGCAACAAGCGCTATTGGAATTGGTATCTCCAAATAAAGAGCTTTTAAAGCCCTCGTTGCTGAAAAAATCTTTTGACGATGTTGCCTCAACCCTTGTAAAAGGAGCGTCTAAGAAGGAGGCGTTCATTGAAACAGCAAAAGAATTTTTAAATAAAACCGGAAAAGAGATTACCCAGGAAGAATTACAAACACTTGACGAGATTGTAAATAATTATGCGATCAACGAGGTTTCCGGAGCTAATGAAAGCGCCCGCCAGGGAATAGGTGAGCAAATGGTAGAGACTGCTATTATCACTGCCCTTTCTGCTGGTTTAATGTCAGGTAAATCTTCTGTAAAAACAAAATCTCAACTGTATAGCGAGTCGCTTTATATGGCTGCCAATAATCCTGAAAAAATGATGGAGACAATTGGTAGGCTGGTGAATGATGGTGCACTGCATCAAATGAAAGCGGATAATATTATCCAAAACATTGAAATGGCCAGCCAGGCACTTACTAAAATTGATTCTAGGTTGCCTGATGATAAAAAGGCTAAAGCGCTTCCGTTGGTAATGGATAAGATGAAATTGGAAGAAGAGAAACGAAACCTTGACGCTTCGTTTCATGAGTCCAAAATGCAGGAGATAACTGAAAAAGAAGAGGAGATAAAAAAAATAGTTACTGGTGATTCCGATGTCGAGGCATCTCTTAAAGAAAAAGAAGAGTTGGATGATCTCCTTTGGGAAAAGGATAACGTTGGACTGAATACCGAACAGGAATCCAGGTTAACAGATTTATCTAAAAAATTAAATGTTGTTCAGGAAGAAAAGCAGGAAGGCGAGAAAGAAACTCCTGCTGCCAAAAAGGCAGAAAAAAAACCTACTGAAAAGAAAGAAAAGCCTGCCTCCAAAAAAGCTGAACTAACCAAAGAAATAAAAACGGAAGAGCCCTCTGTAGTAGTTGAGAAAAAAGAAGATGTTCCTGTTGCAGAAGAAGCCCCGGCCGAGATCGCTAAAGTTGAAGAGGCTGTAAAGCAAAACCAACTGGATTTTTTTAATGAAAAGATAACTGCCAAAGAATACAATGACAAAAATGATGAGTTACAGGAACAACTTAAACCAAAAATAAATGAAAACAAAGAAACCGAAAAAACCGATGAAGCCAAAGCCGAAGTATTAGATACTCCGGTGGCTGAAAAAAAAGTTACTGCTCAGGCAGTTTCAGGGACAACAGTTAAGGAGCCTTCTGTAAAAAAGGAGGTTCCTGTCACTGTTGTAAAAAAAGAAAAGCCAAAACAGGAATTGATCGATGAAGAAGAGGTGCTGGAATCTACAAAAGAAGATGATAAGGCTTCTGTTGATCGATTGAATCTTGATATGGAGGCCATGAAGCAGATTGGAAAAGTTGTTAAGGATAGCCCTAAAAAAACAGCACAGGAGATCTCTGATCTTGCTATTAAAAAATATAAAGCTGTCCTGGAGCGTGCATTTAAAATGAAGGAAGAAGGTAAAATTTCCAAACCTACATTTACAAAGTATAAAAAAATGGCCCAGCAGATACTTACCGGCTCCGGTGACTTTAAGGGTAAGTTGAATGTTGAAGGTGAGAACGCTAAATATAAAGTTGTTCAGGCTGCCGAAGAGGTAAAGAAAAAATTACTCGGTGAAGGATATAAGAATTTTGTTCTTTCTGCGCCTGGTTTTGGTCCCAAACAGGTTGCCGACCTTGTTGATCTCACTACAAAAATAATTACCAAAAGTATTGATGCGGGAATGACCGTAAAGGAGGCTGTAGAAAAAGCCCTGGAGAAAATCAAAACACATCCAAAGTATAAGAAGTTTTCAGCCCAAGGTGATATTAACGACAAGGAATTTTCTAAAATTGTAAAAAAGAATTTCAAAATTGAAGAAGAGTCCCAGGTTGAAAATGGTGATATCGCCGGTGAAAAAAGAAAGCGATCTATATCTGCCCGCGTTGTTGAGAATGAAGATAAATTTGAAGAGGTAGCAAAGCGGTTGAAAGAAAAAGGTATTGAGTACACAAGTATCGATCAAAAGAAAGCTACACAGCTTATAAAGGATGTGATATCAGAATACGAAAAAGATAATCTGTTAATTGACCTGGCAGATCAGATCGTAACCGGGCAGTCGAATATACCATACGAAATACAAGGATTGACCGCAGCAAAATTAACTGATCGATTGAATGTTCTTGCAGAGCAGGAAACAAATGAATTTACTAAAAACGCTACCTATGACAAGGCGGCTGAGCTTGCAATGTGGTGGGCTCAGGAATCTACCAAGGCTGGTCAATTTAATGGTGTAGTAAACCAGGAGATAGCCAATTCGTTGCCGTCAAGTAAAGAAGGTTTGCGTACATTTGCGGCAAAGGAGATCGAGAAAACTCACGACTTGCTTTTATCTGAAAAGGAAAAAAAGCAAATTGAAAAATTGACAAAGGAATTTAAGGAAGGTATGACGGAAATGGATTTGGATGCAAAGGAAAAAGCTATTCTTGAAAATATGGTTACCGAAAAGATACGTCAGATGTCAGAAAAATTGAAAGGCAAAGAATTTGTTACCTCTGTAAAAACAGCAATGGCAAGTTTAAAAATGGATTTAGCAGATTGTTAAGATGTCAAAATGTGATATAAAAACAGTAGCAGAGGCGTGGAACGCCGGAATTGATTCTTTTGAAAGCGCATTCCTGCTCAGTGATAGCCCAACCAAGGCTATACGATTTGCTTTGTCCGAAATAAAAGAGAAGTATCCCGACATAGATTTTTCTACTGAAAGTTTTACGAATCCGCTTATTGAAACATTGAAGGCGAATAAAATTGTTTCTGAGAGTTATAAATTTAAAGGTGATGCAAAAAGCCAGGTTGAAAAAATAGTTTCTAAATTCGAGGGCCTTGATGAAAAGCAGTCGAAAGAAATGTCTGGAAAGATATTCGAAAAGTTTTTTCAAAAAGGTGACATTTCTGAGCAGGATGTAAAAAACGCATTTGCTCAGATGAAGGGATATCCTTCAATAACTCCTGAATTTAATAAACTTATTGACCAGGTTGCCGCCGACAGGCAAGCGTATGAATCAATAGAAAATGAGATAAAAGGAATACTCGGGCAAATTCAAACACTTAAAAAGAACAAGGAATACTCGAAAGAAAAAGATTCTGAATTCAGTGATCGCCTTACGCAGTTAAAAAAAGAACAGAATGTTGCCCTAGAGAATTATTTAAAGTCTGACCTGGCATTTGGAGAACATCTTTCTAAAGGAAGGCATTGGGTATATCAGTTTGGTGATATAATGAAGATGAACCTGATGACGCCGGTATCTCTTTTAAAGAATACTTCCGGAATGATCGGAGACACACTGTTTAGAAATTTTTCTAATCTTATTTCGGCTCCAGTTTCATCTACAGTGTTATTGGTCCGCCGGGCTCTTAAAAAAACTGACGCTACATTTTCATCTATTCCTTTGTTGTCAAAAACAGAAGGCGCTTTTAAGGGAAGCGCTAACGCAAAAGCAAAACTGTATGCTAAATATGGAACAGATCCTGTTTATAACGATCAGATAAGAACACCGAATTACATTGACGGGATGCGTAATGTTCGTAAAATTCTTGAAGGAGACAAAACACCACTTAATACACTGGCTGCTGTTTTTAAATTATCACCATCTATCATTACGCGCGGGCTAGGTAGCCCTGATTTCTTTTTTCAGGAAATGTCGGAAGTGTCTGAACTCAATCGCATTGGAAAAGAAAAAGGATATGATGGCGCTGAACTTAAAGCATTTCTGTTAGCTCCGGACCCAGAGTCTTTAAAGCTGGCAAGAGACTATGCAAAAAAAGTCACCTATAAGCAGGATATGCCCCTGGAGGAGTTTTTTAGAAGTAAATTGGATTTCGCTCAGATTGGAGATAAGATGATCGAAAATGGGGGGAATCCATTCCTTGTGAGATTAGGCACGGGGGTTGGTCATGTTATAAAGAATTTGATAATGCCGTTTACCAAAACCCCTATAAACCTATTGCGCTCTGCAAACAAGATAGTTCTTCCGGAGTACACCCTTATCAAAGGGCTGTATGAAGCATCAAAAATAACCAACGGTGATCAGAAAACAAATAAAATAATTACCAGTATATCGGACGCTACAGTGGGGTTTCACTTGCGCATGATTGCATTGAATATGGTTGCTCAGGGTTTGATATCGGCCGGCTATGATGATGAGGAACAAAAAACAAAAGAGATCGTTGAAAAGAAAGCCGGCGGATCAAACAGGGTAAACATAAATGCACTATGGCGTGGATTGACGTTTCAAGAAATTAAAGAACGACCAGGAGATACTTATACCGACATCAATGCGCTTGGAACTGTAGGTATTGCCCTAGGGGCATACGCGCATGCGTATAACAAATATGGCAAGGATGATCTCCAAAATGAAATTGATTATTTAAAAAATGGTAATTATTTAAAAATACCAGCGAAAGCCGCTCTGTCAGAATTATCATCATCGCTTGATTTTACTTTCTTTTCTGGATTTAATGAAGCGGCCCGGGCAATTCGGGACGAAAGTGGATATGCTCTGGATAAATATATTCAAAACAGCATGATGACAATGATGGGTGGCATTTTGCCAGGAACACACCAGCTCTTGTCAAAAGCTGAAACTCCAGAGCGAATCAAAACTTATGATAAAGATTTAACATTTGGGCAAAATGTGTACAATCAGTTTGGATACCGTTTCCTGTTTGGAAAGGGTATCGATCCATCACTTAACTATAACGCTCTCACAGAAAAAGGAGAGAGTGCTGTTAAAGTAAAAGACCACTATTTGTTTGATGATTATTGGGGCCGGTTGTTGGCTTCTGCGGATCCGTTTAAATCCAAAATTATAAATAACCCAAATACACCTACTTACAAAATATACCAGGCGATGCGTACCGTTGAAAAGAAGGAGCGCGAGAAATTTATGCCGCCAATGGTGAATGATGAGATCAATGTAGGAACCCGCAAAAAGCCGGTATATGCCAATCTTAACAAAGAACAGTATACCTACCTGCAACAACAGGCCAGTATGCACAGGATGTTGTTGGTAACGCCTTTTGTTATGAGTCAGGATTTCGAAACCATGGATTTCGAAACCAAAACCGATGTTCTGCAAGGATTGTATAAGAAGGGTAGAGAACAGGCCATTAATGAATTGAAGCTTAGGTATCCTGATCTTAGGAAAACGGGTACAAAGGGCCAGAAGGCCTCTAAAAAGGATGCCGAAAAGCTTATTAAGAAGTACAGTTAGGCCAGATCCCTTATTTAGAATGATTCTATTTAAGAAAAAATTACTATTTTTGCTTCATGTCAGGGCTTTCCTACCAAATATCCATTACAGAAGAAGGTGTAAGTTCCATCTTTATTCACGATTGCACGGGTCGATATAGTTATAAAAATGAAGGTGGTTTTGGTAAGCCAAATTTTGAATTAAAGGACATCAAGTCCTCTTTCTTATATATAACAGTTCCCCACGCAACAGAGCCGGTTAAAATCGACGTTACCGGTGTGTTTCCAAACAAAGAAGAAAACGGTTATGAAATATTGCCGTTTATGCTTGGACTTCCGAATAATGAAATAACAAGTGGGGAATACAAAGTAAAAGCTGAAATATCCGGTACAGACAAAAATGGGGTTGAATGGATCAGGACAGTCCTGATTGCCAAAGTCTTTATTAACCAGGTTGTTTGCTGTGTTGACAAAATGCAGAAAATAGTTGATAAAGACGCCTTCAAAGATGAAAAGCAGAAATTAGCTATTGAACTTAGTAATTTAATTGAGTCTGTAAAGCATGGTGTTGATTGTGAATTGAACTCTACGGTTGTGGAAACCATCGAGTATATCAGAGCACAGTGCCAGTGTTGCGGATGTTAAACTTTTATATCAATGTGCAAAAAAGGTTGTAGTTGTAAAAAGTGCTGCGTAAAAGTAGTTACTAAAACTGGTCCAATAGGACCCACAGGAAAGACTGGTAAAACTGGTCCCCAGGGTCCTATTGGACCAGCAGGTCCTGCTGGAGCAGGTGCTGAGATTACCGCCCAAATAGAAACTTATGATCCAATTGACGGCGAAGATATTTCTGGAGCCGGATACGATGTAGTTATTCCAATTACCGTAGCTGGAAATTACATGTTTATGGGTTATCTTTTTGTAGTTGCCGCAGGATCACAAGAAATTACATTAACAAATTATAAGAATGCTGTGGCTGTTGGTATAGGCGCTGCGGCAGGAATGAATGCTGTTCATAAAATGACTGACACGGCAAATATTCCTGTAGGAAATGGCACTTATCTTGGTCTTGTTCCTGGAGACAATTTAAAGATAAATGTTGCTTCAAGCGGAGCAGGTAAATTATTCGCTTCTGTTTTACAATTAATAAAACTACCATAATATGAGTAAAGAAAATTGTAACGGTTGTTCAGGTTGCGGTGAAGGAAACAATTCAGCCAGTATTGCTGCTCAGATGGCAGAACTTTCTGAAACCGTTAAAGAATTGCAAGAGGCTTTAGCGCCGTTTTTAAATGACGGACACCCAATAGTGCTTATTCAGCATGCTGACGATATTGACTTGTTTGATTTTGTGACTGGACGCGGAAGTGGTGCCTATCAAAGATATGCCATGTGTACCGGTGGAACACATAAAAATTCAAAAAATAAAAATATTACCACTCCTAACTGGATTGATCGTTTTGTTGTTATGGCAGGCGGAACTTATGCTGTTGATGACACAGGAGGATCTGCTACAGTATCATTAACGATTTCAGAAATGCCAGCACATACTCATGTGATAAATGATCCGCAGCATACGCACTTAATAAGCGACCCAGGACACTTACATGCAGTAGATGACCCAGGACATTTACATGCAGCTTCTGGGGGAGCGCATGTGCATGGTTTTACAACTGATGCGGATGGCAACCATACACACCAGTCTCTTGGTAGTATGTTAACTGGCCCTGATGACGGAAGCTTGTCGGCTCCTAATTTAAATGTTGCAGGAACTGTTTTTGCTGATCATCAGCCGGCAGGAAATCATACGCATACCGGAATAACCGATGCCGCTTCTGGTTCTGTGGCTGTTGATTCCGCGTTTACCGGAATAGCAACCCTTGATGCGTTTACCGGAATTACAAATGACCCAGCTTCAACAGGAATAACTTTAGATAATGCTGGTAGCGGTGATTCGCACGAAAACCTGCCTCCTTATTTTGCGGCCGTTTATATTATGTATTTGGGATAATGAAATTGAACGCAATTATATGCGAGGCAAAATGCTGTTCTGCGGAACTTGGTAGAAAGCACGCCAAGGCACTGAGCGTGGGGGAAGATACCCCTAATACATTTTATGACCTTTTGCGTATAAATGCCTACATAAGAACACTGGAACGAAACAAGGTAAAACATGAAGTTAAAAAGGGAGTAAAGCCAATAACAAGTGGCAGCGTTTCCTTTGATGCTTTGGAAAAGAAAGATTCTTTCTTAACTTTGCCCAATAAAGAAGTAGTAGTTTGTACTAAAACTGAAATACGGCCTTGCTTATCCGATGATGAAATCTGTAAAATCGTAGAAGAAATTAAACTACTCTGTTCTACGTGTCAAAATTGTAATTGTTATTAAAAACTATTTTATAAAATGGCAGCAACAACATATACTGATTCGAAGGAATACATGAAATTCCAGAAAGAAAAATCAACCAAAGGTTGTGGATGTGAGAATAAAGATACCTGCTCATGCGAAGAGGAGTGCTCTTGTTGCCCTGTAGGCACAGTAGCTCTATATGATGATGCCGGACACCACATAGGATGTTTAACGCCAAATGATGCCGAGTTGTACGAAAAGAATACACACCTGTGTGAACAGGGGTTTGTGAAACTTATTCGCACATCAGATGGAGAATTTCTAGGGTGTGTTAGTGAAGATAAGTATGCTGAACTTTACGAAGCAATTAATCCTCCAGCATAATTTTTAATTTTAAAATATACACAAAATGGATATTCAAATAGCAGCAGGCTCAACATTACCAAATCCAGCAGCGGGTTACAGAACCCTTTTCATTAATACAGAAGATAGTAACATCTTGTCCTGGAAAAATAGCGACGGAACCATTGAAAGGTTTTCGGAAGATATGGACATGGACTGTTGTGCATGTGAAATTTCTAAAGTGTTGGCAGAAGCTGCCGCATGTGCCGTTAAAAGTGGTAAGTGGGATGAAACCGATTTCAAAGACTGGATCACCCAAGGCTATAATGTTAAGGTCGTGGAGACTGATGATGGCGACGGTAATAAAACGTGCGAGGTTACCGTTGGTCCTAAAACTGCTGACATTCCTCCAACAGAATTGGCTATTATCCCTGCCGACAATACTATTGTGGTTGCTGCCACGAAGCAGTTTTATCCTCAGTTTACGCCGGCTAATACAACTGACCAAAGTGTTATTTGGATTTCAAGCGATCCTTCCAAAGCTACAGTAAGCGCAGCTGGATTAGTTACCGGCGTGGCGTTAGGAGTAGCAACTATTTACGCATATTCTGTTGCAGACAATGCAATCTCTGCTTCAAGAGTAATAACCGTGTCTTAAAAGCATGGACTACAAAAGGATAAAGTTTGATTGGAAGGCCCTTGCTGCAACAGCGCTTATAGTAAGCATGTGGTATGATCTAAAAACAGATTTTTCGGTTCACAAAGAAGAGCATAAGTTGATTGAATATAGAATAGTAGAACTTGAAAGATTAAACCACCAGGCAATATTGCCAAAGGGAACAAAAATAGAACACGCTGGTTATCGGTAATAAAATGGTTAACTCTAAATAATTTTTACATGAGCAAATTAATAGCAGTAACAGTAGAAACACGCAATGGCGTAGATATTGGTGGCGAAGTTCGCGGATTTGATGTTGATGATATCATATCGCCAATAAAAGTAAACCTTGCCGGTAACACGGAGTTTACAACCAGGATGTCGAAAGATATAGATAGCCAGAATCGTAACAGAGGAAGGGCAATTTATGAAGTGTCTGAAACTCTTGGTGCCATTGACGCTTTATCGTATGATCTTATTAAATTAACCGTTATCAGAAGAAAAAATGAAACAGTTGCTTCTGTTGATTATGTGTTTGTTATTTCTAAAATTCAGGAATCGCTTATCACAACAGGTAGCGGAACTAAATTTTCATACTTAGAAGAGGGTGATCCAAATCCTGTAGAATATGAAGTTTCTGATACCCTAGCGGCAATTATAGGGGTTATGCCGATTGCGCCGGCATCATTTGATAATGGATTAACTCAAACCGGAATGGTAGTTCAGTTGGGAGGTCCTCTTGTTCAAAATACAAATATTGATTTTGATGTATTCAGTTTATCGTTTAGCAGTGTTCCGCTAGGATTATTAACAGATTGGGCGTTAACCGTAGATGGTAGCGGAAACATCAGAAGTATTCCGGTTTCATCTATGTCGGGAATAACAAATTCTGCCGGAGCTAACGTTATTACTAAGTCTGACGGTACTAACCTGGTTGCTTCAACTATTTTAGATGATGGAGCTGGTAATATTGATTTTGGTACAGATGGCCAGGTTAATATAAATGGCGGATCTAATTTAGGATATACGTTTTCTGTAGTTCAGGAATCTGTAGGATTCAGGGTAATGGATGTACATAATGCCAATACTTCTAAAAAATTAGTTTCAATTGAGGATAATCTTGTAAATGGGTACGTTATATTGGCCGATAACACCATGGAAGTAAATGCTTACAGCCATCACGTAGGTATTGGAATAATGTCTAACGCGTTTTCTCGTTTACGCGTTTACCAAGATGCCGCTGTTACGGATATAGTTGCTTTTCAGCCAGCTGTAGGTACCGGCGGAACATACATATCTGCTGACATTGTTACCGGAGCGCCGTTTTTATCAATGCAGGATCCAACTGCTGTTACTACATTATTAATAAATGGAGACGGTGATTCTTATTTTAATGGCGGATCATTAGCAATTGGGGCACTTACAGTAGATGCAAGTGCAATTCTTGATCTTGTATCTACAACAAAAGGATTGTTGATCCCGCGCATGACAACGGCCCAGAAAAATGCTATTGCTGATGAAGAGGCTTTACTGGTTTATGATACTGATCTGGGTGACTTCGATTATAACGATGGTGCCGATTGGCAGAGTGTAGGTAAATATGAAGCGCTTTGTATTCCGGCAAGCGATGAAGTGACAGCGCTTGCAACAGGTGCCGGCAAAATGACCTTTCACATGCCTTATGCCATGAAATTGTCAGAAGTATTTGCAGGGCTTACAACGCCACAGGCCGCAAATGGCGGCGGCGGAATATTTACTGTAGATGTAAATGAAGCAGGCTCCTCTATATTGTCAACAGAAATTACCATCGATAATACAGAGGAGACATCTTTAACTGCGGCTACGCCTCCAGTTATCTCAGATGTTGATCTAGCTAAAGGTGCTAAAATAACTATTGATATAGATCAAATTGGTGATGGGTCGGCAAAAGGATTAAAAGTTTACTTAATAGGTAGAAGGATATCGTAAATGTTTATTTTAAACTCTCACATACTACGACCAGCATCAATAATTTACTCTGAGAATTTTGATGCTGCTGCCGTTTCCACAGTACCAGGCGGGTCTGTTTACAAGTTCCCAGCAAGTTGGACTTCCCCAGCTGGTTCGCCTGCTGATCCAACAAGTACTGAATGGCAGGTGTTTGATGATGGTGGAACTTACCCTCCATACTCGGATGACGGCGGTGTTGGCGTTCCTGGCGCAAGCGGATTGCGGAGTTTGGTGTTTTTAAATTTAACCGCATTGACCGAAAGCGTTGTTTCAGAACCATTTTCTACTTTAGATAAAACAAACATAACCCTTGATCTTTTACAATACCGAGATATTGGCACGACCGCTGGCCTTATAGTTGAATGGTCAGATGATAATATGAATTGGAATGCGTTGACATTTAACAACGTTACGGATACTGCGCAATGGTTAGCCGCCGCAACTGTTAACCTGCCTGCCGGCGCAGAAAATAAGGCTAATATTTACCTGAGATTAACGGCTACGGGTGATTTGTCTGGGTTAATTATGGCCATAGATGATATCGTGGTTAAAGGAATTTAATTATATTTGTTTTAAAAAAGAAACCCAGGATTTATGAAAAAGACTTACGAACAGATTTTAAACTTTTGGAATGAGGCACAGAGTTACCTTGTTGCCAAAAAAGATGACAAAGTAACGCGTGCAATAATGATGATGGTGGGCCAGCCGACTAAAAAGCGTCCTGGGCAACTCTCTTCAATTTTTGCGAATTATAATGATGAAGCGGCCAAAATCGACATTAAGTATTGTCACGTTGATCCAAATACAAAAGTTATTACCAGAGATGGTAATAATAATTTGCAGTTTACACAGGATTCAATGAACAAGCGCAATGCGGAAAAGGCGAAGCTAAAAGACAAGGAATTTGAATTTGAGCCATGTTATGTAAATAAAGAAGATTTGCCGGCCGACCTTGATGATTACCAGATAAAAGTATTCACAGGCTTTATAATTGAGTAGCCTGTTTTAAAAATATAAACCATGACTTACCAAATAGTTTTAGGCGCTAGCAGCCTTTCAATCACCGCAGATCCGGTACTTAATAACATTGCTACCGTTATTCCGTATGATGTTATTTCTTTGGTGCATGGTGCCTTTTCCCAAAAGCCGGTAACAGCACAGGACGGGGAATGGATTTATAAGTATGACACAATCACCGAGCTTATCATCGAAAAGAATGATGGTGGAGCGCCGTTGAGAGTGGAATTACAAGAAGTTTCAAACCAGGCTACCTGGGATGGTGGCACGCTTACTGATTTACAAACAGCAATAGCTGCTATACAGGCACTAATATAAAAACCGCATGGAAGGAATAGTAAAAACAATAGAGTGCCCGCGTATTGAGCCGGCCGACAACGGAGTGATAATTTGTTATGATGAGCGTATCACTCATCCAGCAAAGAAAGGTGAGACCTACCGTAATACCGAATATACATCACGCAAAGAAGTTTTTGATTTTGACGCTGATGAGGACCAGGATGAAGAGTTCGAAAAAGCCTTTACTCGATTTAAAGAATTGTGGCAACAGGCGTCCAAAGACAAAAAAGTCAAGGATAAAATGAAAGGATATTAAAAATAAAACCCCGACTTGTGATCGGGGTTTTTAATTTAGTTACCTTCTGCAAGAAAATCAGGAGCGCCAGGAAACTTTCCTATGTGATGCCCGGGTGGATTATTTTCTCCTAATGCAGCTTTTGATTCCATGCCGCTTATGGCCGATTCTTTTAGCTCAGGATTAGTGATCTCGTTCTTTTGATCACTAAGTACCTTTTGTGTTGCATCGGCGTTCTGATGCATTTTAGTAGGGGTTGTCTCGGTTTTTCTCTCGCTGTTTTCAAGATAATTTACCTTCAACTCAAACGGAATATCGTAAGCCACTATAATGTTTAACACATCAAACATTGTAGCCTTGTAATTTGATATCTCCTTTTTTGAGCCTTCCATTTTCAGGAGTTCTTTTTTAGCCTGGTCAGGCGTCATATTCAGAATTTCCTTACACATTTCATTAAAAAGATCATTGGCATCATCAGCCGAATTGATCTTTATGTATTTTATTTCTGCCATGGTTTTTTCTTTAGAACGGAAGATCACTTTTACCGAATGGATTGGTTCCCTGGTTTCCAGTGAAATTCTGTTGTTGATTATTACCCTGTTGGAAATTATTTCCTTGCTGGTTCATGTTACCCTGCTGAAAATTTTGGCCAGCACCGTTGTTCTGGCTTTGTCCTTGTTGTTGATTATTACCCTGTTGGAAATTATTTCCTTGCTGGTTCATGTTACCCTGCTGAAAATTTTGGCCAGCACCGTTGTTCTGGCTTTGTCCTTGTTGGTGATTTTGCATTGGCTGGTTAGTTTGACCCTGGTTGTTTTGCGCAGGCTGATCATTCTTTATCGGCAAGCCATATTTCTGGACCATCTGTGCATAAGGAATAGCGTTACGATCAACGCCAACTTCCCACGTGTGGTAGGAATTGTTCTTGTAGAATGGAGTGCCAGGAGGTGTTCCCTTTTTGTGTTTTTTCCCGCAATACTTAATGAAAATAAAGCTGCCTATTTGAAGAGTGGCCATTCTTTCGTCAAGAATTTTGTCGCCAATTACACCATACACTACACCCAAGGATCCGTCCTGTGGATTTAATGTGTGGATCAGGTAAAGGTTGTAAGGTTTATTATCGTACTGCGGCGACCCTGGCATGTCGATCACCTTTGCATAATATCCTTCACGGATACCATCGTTTGTCATTTGAAAGCCATTGCTTTCTTTCATTTGCGGTTCCCAGCGCGTGCTGTCAAGCTGTGCGCCGCCGCCTACTGCTTCGTAGTTGCGTTGTCCTGGATTCATTGTTTCTTTTGGTTTTTATGGTTTTGTTTAATTATTATTACTGTGCTCCCATGGCTTCTTTTCTTCGGCCAACGGAATTTCTTTTTTTGCTCTTTTTCGGGCCGGCTTGCTGTTGATCTCTGCCCGAATATTAATTACCAATTTTTTAAGTGGGTAAAAATCGTTCTGCTCAAAATCCTTGATGTCCCTTTTCAACCGGCGGGAAGCCTCATCGTTATCCAAGTACTCCAGCTTCGCGGCATCAGCGCTAAGCCTGGTAAGGGCAACAATGGCTTTATCCAACGAAGGAAGTATTTCTCTTATTTTATTAGCCCCGTTCATATTTTAGTTTCAATTTTTCCCTGACTTCATCTGGGTTATACTCCTGCCCAGGATTCTGTACTAAAAGTTGCATTCGTACTTTAATGCCCAGGTTTTCCAATATTTTTTCAAACTGCTCCTCTGTTACTTTAAATTCCTTATTCTCGATACTATTGATGTAGGCCTCCATAAAGTGCTTGTAGCTGAGATCAACATCTGTACATATATATCGGAAAGGTATGTCAAGTGCATGGGAGCGCTGTACTATTAATTTTTTTAATTCTTTGCTTCCTAAATATTTTTCTAAACTCATTATGCACGCTTAACCACTACCCGGGCGCTCATGCGATCTATAAAGCTTGTGTAATCCTCCGCAATAAGCATGGTAGGTAATTTTAACTTATCATCATTGTTGTCGGAATCACCGCTAGTTCCGGCGTCAGCAGGCCTAGCATCATCATTTTTGGTGGGATGACCATAAAACACGATCAGGGTAGCCTCGCCGGCGAAAGTATCCGATTTGCCTTTATGCCATGATCTGAAAGTTTTGATGTCTTTTACGTTAATAGTTTCTTTAACAACTGATTGTTCGCTACGCCTATTGGTTATGACGCGTCTTACCTCTATGAATTCCATAAATGAGTCTTTATTTTCAGCAAACATACCAATTTTTATCGTAATTTCTTTAAAAACACCAGAACTTTTTCAACATAGATATTCGTCAATTATTTTCTTGGCCTCATCAAAACCGCACGCAAAACATGCGGCATATCCAGCTAATTTTAACCTGTTTAGAATTTTATTTTGCTCATCTATGTGATCATACTCTTCGACAACAATTTTACCTTTTTTAATTTGTTTTTTGGCTTTTTTAAGCGTACTGCCATCTACTAGGTAAATTTCACTTTTGTCTTTTTTTAATTCAATAAAGAGTCCATTGAAACTGTATTTATTAGCTACATTGTTCCATTTACCAGGATGTGCAATGAAGAGATCCGGAATACCTCGCGAGGATCGCATGCGTTTATGCAGGGCACCAAGAAATATCGGTAAATGAAGCCCAGAAGCCACATCACATGTGAATATTACATGTGGATATTGCAGTTTCAGATAATTGCATACCTGGAGTTGAATGCGCTCCTCATGCTTTTTCTTTTTGCCGGTCGATAGAATTTTCTTTGGCTTTTCAAATAGAGCCCCCTGGTTATTCAACATCGCCAAATTTTTCTCGGGTGCCTTTCAATGCGCTAAGCATACCATCAAAGATGTTAGCAGTACATACCGCTTCGTACAATTTGCCTTCACTATCGGTCATGAACAAGCGAACACCTGTTTTACCACCAGAGGTTGCTTTTTCGCAAAATACAATGGTATGAAGATGTACAGGTGTTCCTGATTTTTCATCTATCCCTGGTATTGGCGGCTTGCCGGCCACCTGGTCCGTTAGGGTGTGAATTAAAACTGTTAGCTGAGATACTTTTCCTGACATAGTTATTTTCGGTTTAATTTAATTTCGTATTGCAATGGATCAACAGGCTCATGTGACAGGTGTAGCTTGTCATTTACATTGATAACAGCATTTATAATTCCAGCGGTTGATCTTTTGTCTGTAAAGCGAAGGTGGAACTTATTTTTTAAATATAAGAGATCGCTGCCAATATTATCAAAGCTATTTACCGCAGGATCCAAAAACAAAGAAGTCGAGAAGTATCCATCCATGTTGGCAACCGATTTCACGCCGCCCCTGCAAACAGGTCCGCTATCGCGCTGTAAGCTGTTGGGTGCTCCGGATACGTGCATAAGCCCGATCACAGCTACACCTGCACCATCATGCGCATGCTTAGCAACCTCTTTCAATACGCCTGTGTTGTGTATTGCAGCCTCCGCTTCTTTTTTACCAAGCGGGTCCATTTGAGTGAGACCATCCACAATCACCAGTTCTATCCTTTTACCTATTTTAGCTTCTACATTTTTTATGGTGGCCAGGATGCTTGTATATCCAGCGCCATTACCATTGAACATAATAAGGTTATTGTGTAACACTTTGTTGATCTCAGCAATAAATGTAGGAAGCGTTTGAGGATTTAATTTTTTACTTTCAACAAGATCATACAGATTAACGCCAAGTGTCATTAGCGCCAGTCTCTCGTAGAATTGGAATGGAGACATTTCGCCATTTAAATATAGAACGGGTTTATTTTTGCATGCAGCCAGTGAGCTTATATACTGCGCAAACACACTCTTCCATGTTCCTCCAACACCGATAAGTCCGTAGAAATTGCCAGGCATGATACCTCCGCGCATTGGCTTATCGAAAATATCAAAGGTGGTAGGTATCGCAAGCGAAGAGGCTATACTATCCAAAATAGACATGCCCATATCCTCAGCTGTTGACCAGTTTAATGTATGCGCATCGGTAGCCATTGCCACATTCTGCTGTAGCATCTGAACTGACTTACCCATGATATCAAGCAGCGTGGCCCGGTTGATATCAATAAACCCCTCATTTTTGTAGTATTTAGCCACTTTGGCGACAATATCGTTGATCTCATTGATCGGAACACCATGATGGTATAACATCGCTGTTTTGGCCATTATATCGTTTAACACGATATCATTGGTATAGTTGGCTACGTATGGAGGCGCCTGAAATTCCTGCACTCCTCCCAGGTTTTTTATTTCTACACTTCCGTGTTCCCAGGCCTGATGGAAGTAGGCAGATTTTACGCAGTGAACCAATTCCTTTTCGTCAAGGTCTCCGTAATTATTCTTTATTAAGAATTCAGCATCACCCATGGACACTCCACCCCGGTTAAGGGCACAGCACATGGCATGCACATAATTATTACGACCATTAGCGTAGACAAAAGATCGCTCTACCCACTTCACGCAGGTTTCAAAAATGAACTTGATATCCTTACTCGCCTGGTAATTTTGTAAGTTGGCAGGCATCACATATTGCTTACTGACCTCTCCAAAGCGCTTATCCACCTCAAAAACTTTCCAGTGTTCCTTTACGACCGGCGATGGATCGTATGACATGTAACATATTCTGGATAAATTCTTGCCAGAGTTATCCACCTTAAAGCAATACTTCTCTTCAAATACTTTTTGCAGGTGCAGAAATGCTGCCAGGTGATACTCGAAGCTTGTGTCTACTTGCACAAGTATCTTTAGCCCGTTACCGGAGGGAGACAGGAAAGCAAACTGGACATAATCATCCGTTGCCATTTGTGCCTTCAATCGCTCTACGCTGGCAGGATCTAGGTGATCGATATCCAGGATAAGGTGACGAGAGTATTGGTTTATGCACTTATCAAATCGTTCTGTGAAGGTTCCTGACCATGTACAAGCAGGTAACTTTTCCTTGGCTGCCTTATACTCCTTGCCTGTGAGGGTCCGGAGCCGTGCGATAGTTTCAGCATAGGTGCCGTTGATGATGGCAGCCTTTACAGAATCCATCGGAACGTCAGCAAATTCCTCAGAAAAAGTATTCTTGTACAGAGAAATATTCATAGTTTTAATCGGCGAATGTGGTTATTACAAACTTTAGGTTGTTCTCCTTACTTGGGTCACTGACCTTTGGTTCAATGTAGCAAGGGATGTTAAATTCATCCGCAAAATAGAGATTAAAATCAGTTTCTTCAACATTACTTAAAATTTTAAGTATCTGATTTGCACTTATGATCTTATCAATATTCCTGCCAGTGGTGTTTTCAACGCTCATAAGCTCTTCACCTTCTTTGCCGGTTAATGAGTCACTAGCGGTAATGATGATCTCATTTTTGTTCTCGGCATTTGATATGAGGCGTATTTTTTTACCCGCTTCCAGTGTGGAGGAATAAAGTTTAAGGCGCTTCACAGCATCCATAAATTCGGCAGTATTAATGATGATGTTGTGCTCTGGCCTACGGTTGAAGATAGATTCTGAGTTTGGAAACTTAGCATTAGAAGCAACGGATATAACTTCAAAGTGTTCGTCTGCACCCGGGTCAGTAAAGAAAATAATTTTCTTGCCATCATGTGCAATGCTGATATCACCTTTATCATCTAATAGCGAAAGTACCTTATCTACAGCATCATCGGCAATAACGATAGGCACCCACTTATCTATCGAAGAAGGCTTTATATCAACGCGGCACATAAGCCGGTTATCAAGGCCCGTAAAGATGATCCGGTTTTTTATTGCATCTATATTCATACCGTGAGCGTTGATCGTGGAGGAGTCGTCGTTAATAAATTTGCCTGCACACTTTAAAGCCATTTTCAAGTAGAACTGGTGCATGTTTGTTTCATTCTCGATCTTATCTACTTTCATTACCGGAAAATCATTCTCAAAAGTATCCGGTACAATGTTGTACTTGGACTTGCCATTCTTTAGCTCAACGGTTATCTTATCCTGTTTTTCTTTAACAGTTAATACAACTTCATTCTCCCTGAAAAGGTTGATGGTTTCCAAAAAAAGTTTTCCTGGCAGGCATACGCATCCATCATCACCGCGCACAGGACAGTATACCTTTATCTGTGAATGGTTATCGTTACACAATATTTCCATTACATTATTGGTAACAGTGAGTTTTACGCTTTTAAGGGCCGGAACTACAGAGTTGTCGGGAATAAATTTGGAGATGCTCTTGAGCCTGGCTGCAAGCATCTCGCGGTCGATTTTTAGTTTCATATTTTATTGAATAGAAGTTGTTGTTTAAGTTGTTTACAATTTGGACTGATCCACAGGCATTCCGTGCGCTCACCAGCACCATCGGAAAAAGTTTCCTTGGTTTCCATGCGCCAGCCTTTAAGGTGCTTCTGGTATATTTTATTGTCGTAACCGCTGATGATCACCATGCCCTTTATATCCTTGTAAATTTTACACATTTCAATATGGTCCTTATTGGTCATTTCGTGGGCATAGGCAGCATTTCCACGCTTCATGTTACGTGTTTCATGGACATACGGCGGATCAGCATAGAAGAGTGTTTCTTTGGAATCCTGCTGCTTTATAATGGATCTGTAATCCTTGTTTTCGATTACAATATTCCTGAGGCGCTGTGTGAACTTTTCAATGTGTTGTGGATAATTAGCCCAGTCGTGTGCTGGTGTAGTACCACTTCTGTTTGCGTTGGCACGGAACCCAGTGGCATATTCAGAGTTAGTGGCAGCAGAGCCGAAGCCTGCGAAGGACCTGAATATTGTTAACCTGGCACGTTCGATATCATCCTCGATCGTTGTTATGTTTGCATCGCTGGTCGCCAAAAATTCAGTCCGGGAGTACGGAGTTAGTCTTAATAATTCTTCAAGGCGCTTTGCTTTAATGGGATCACGTAATACTCTGAAAACATTTACCACAATATCCCACCTGTCGTTATACACTTCGGCATAGCACGGCTCCTTGTTCATGATGATGTTTCCACCGCCGCCAAAGAGATCAACAAAAATCCTGCACTCCGGAAAATGGCTAATGATCCAATTGGCTAACATGAATTTGCCGCCGTGATATCGTAAAACTGGTCTGTCCATCATTTGTAAATTAAAATTGGGTCTGTTATTCTTATGTATAAATTTTTTTTCTCAATTCCACTATCAATAATAATCTTCCAGGTTTTTGCCCAATAATCGTAATTCATGTTTTCATCAAAAAAACAATTCCAGTGAGTCTTTCCGTTTATATACGGGTGTTCAAGTTCAAATGGGCAATTTGGAATTTTTCGCCAGCCTTTAGTTAGACATGGATTTATTATTGTGTATCCTGTTATTTTATTAGGGTTTATCTCTATATAGTACAATATTCTACCTATTTGTATAGCATTAGTTCTGTTTTGTTCAGTGATTAAAACAAAATCATTTGGCAAAATTCCTTTAGACGGAATGCTTGGGGGATTCAGTATGCTAATGTCTTGTTTCTTTGCCATTAATCAAATGTTGGCGGGATAAGTAAACCGAGTTTGTTTTCTTCCTTGTCAATAGCCTCACGTGTTTTACGTATGTGATCAAAGGCATCCTCAGTTTGCTTTTTAGTAATTACTCCTGAAAGTTCTGGCATATCGGACAGTCGCATAACCCCTCCTTGCTTCCCACTTTCTTCATCATGCTTGTGTACATCAGATGTCCTTGTTCGAATGGTGTTATCAATATCTTCGGATTGTCCGATATCGGATCCGTTCCCGCTATGTAACTGTGTTTGTTGAATTCCTTGATTTTGTTCTCCGATTCCTGTTTGAATCTCTTGAACTTTCTCCAGCTTCTGAAATGGCTTAGCAAATACGATATCATCTCTATTTAGTAATTTTTTAATTAGTACTTCTTTTATATCCTCGCGCATCATGACCTCTTCGCCATCGTTTATAACGGCGTTGATGTCCATTTCCTTTTCTGCAACCAGGTGATATAGATGCTCATCAACACTTCCGTTACAGAAGGTATAGTTTACGTTGATCGTGTTTTTCTTACCTATTTCCATACAGCGTTCACAGGCCTGGCGCAGTGGGCGTGGCACCATTGGAAAGTCAACGATGATGATCTCATCGGCAACAGCCAGGTTAATAGCCTCGCTGGCGGCTTCCATGTTTCCAATGAATACCGGAACATTAGGGTCGGTGCGGAATTTCTCGACGATGCCATCACGCTTATGAGACTGGACAGATCCGGTAATAACAACACAGCGATCACCGAAATGTTTTTCAAGCTCAGCGATGGGATCACTGTAGTTACTAAATATAACCACCTTACCTTTATTTTCAATAATATCCTCCGCCATCTCGATGATACCTTTGAGTTTGGCTTTACTGGTGATAATATTCAGCGAGTGCAGGTTTCCGGTAAGCGTTGATATCTCTTTCTGTTGTGACAGCTCATGGATGATCTTATCATACTCCTCCCTGTAGTCATCCAATTCAAAGGTGTACTGCATGTACGTTTGATTGGGGATATCAAGGCAATCTTCCTTACGCTTGCGGATCATAAAGTTCATAAGCTTTATCTTTAGGTCCCCCAGGTTCTTGGAGCCGGTAACCCTCTCTCCGCCGCGGCCGGTAGATTTAAGCGTAAAATCCTCCAGGAACTTTTTCTTATTGTTACCCAGCTGATGTTCTGATAGTTTCAGGTAGCTGAATAGATCATTTACGCGGTTGCTGATCGGTGTGCCCGATAAAAAGGTAATGCGTGGCAATGTAAAGTGCCGGATGATCTTTTCAATGTTTTTGAAGCGATTGGATTCAGTATTCTTTATTTTGTGGGCTTCATCAAAGATAAAATGACCAATATCAAGTGCTAGGAAATAATTCATGTACTTGTCAAGAATATCGTAGTTAACGATTATAAACCGCTCGTTGAAGGCCCTCATTGTCCGGGAGCGAGAAGCGTCCAGCACAGTAAAATAAAGGGGGTTAAAGCCAAATTTGGTGGTGAGATCACGGAACCATGCGTTCCACTTTGCGGTGGAAGGACAGACAATAAGCGTGCGCGGCACCTGATGTACGCGGGAGATTGAAGCGGCGATCACCGTTTTACCCAATCTCATATCGAGAGCTAGGAAGTTCACGCGCTTGTAAAAAGCTTCAATCAATGTTTCTTTCTGATGAAGATATAAGGAGTATTGCTTGCCATCGGTGCCGGTAACAAATTTATTGTAGTACGGTAGCACCGGTTCAATGATAGACTCTGCATAGTTGCGTAGATCGTTGTAAATGCCGCCAATGGTTTGGTTGAACATATTACGGCGGTCATCTTCAAGTGGTGACTGGTGGAAATTCTTAAAGTTTATCTCTATGAACTTATCCAGTGCCTTTTGATTTGTATAGCGGGGATCGCAGGTGATAACCCCGTTATCTGTGTTGATATCGAAATTGTAGCACTTGGCAAGAACAATGCCGGCATCGTCCCACAGCTGGCGGTGCATCTGTACTTTATTGTCCTGGGTGATTCTGATGTCCATCGGTGTTCTTATTTCTTAGGTGGATTTGAATTTAAAAGGGTTAATATATTCTTTATGGCAAGTAGCGCAAATGGTAGGATTATTTTCGCCCAAGTCAGGATACTTACAATTACAGTATGTATCCTCTCCTTTCTCCCCTGCATTCTTAGGAGGGTTTGGTAAGGGTTTCCAATGTGTTATTTCTTCCGCTTCTTCAAATCCTTCATGCCATAAATCATAGCATAAAAATTTACCTTTCTGAAACATAGATGTTATTTGTCTATTGCCTTTACCATACAATAAAACATATTGGCCTTCATCAGGCAATCTATCTCCAACACTTATCCACTCGCCCGCATCAGAGGCTGAGATGTCTTTGGCGAAGTCGGATATTAGTTCGCTCATTTTAGTTCCTTCATACCATCCATTAGTTCCAATATCAAAACATTCTATTATTTTTTTATGCAATTCCTCCGCTTTCTTCTCAATCTCCCCCATGCTAATTTTATTGGGAGTAATTGTCTTTAAAAGAGATTCAATTTTATTAAGCAAACGCATGGTGTTATCCGCTCTAAATAAGTCGCCGTTGTTTTCCGTTTTAATAAGCTCGGTGCTAAAGAACCATTTTTTAATTTCTTCGTAGCTTTTCGCCACGTCCCATATGCTTACTTGTGGGGTGGGTTTGGAGGATTGCATTCTTTCACGCATCCATTTTGCGCCACGTTGAAATATTATTCTTTCGTGAGTTGAAATGCCTTTGAATTGCGGGTTGTCTTTAACTGACTCTTGATAAATCTCCTCATCCGTGACTTCGCTTATTTTCTTGTCTGGACATCCCGGACAGTTTAACCTACAACCGTTATTAAAGCAACCCTCATGATACCATTGTTTATCCTCTTGGGTGGGACGGGATTTGAGAGTATTAAAGATTTTGAAAATATGCCATAAAGGATAATAAGTATCTTCGGAATCGTAATCTTCTTTTTTGTATCCATTTTTTAAAGCCTCATTCAGGTTTACAATAGTTACCCCCTCACTCCTTTCCGTTACCTCAGTATTAGATTTGAATTGAGAGGCGTATTCGTGCATGGCTTCAAGTACTTCGTTTTTGTAGTGAACAAAATGTTCATTTACATCATAAGTTACTGATTCTATTTTAGGCATTAATATTTCCTCTGCTGATTTTTTCTCCGTTACCTGTGAGGAGGAGAGATGTTTATGTACAATTTCTAACAATTCGTAGTAAGCGTCATACTGAGTCGTTTTATCAGTATTAACGGCGTTTTCTATTTTCTCAATGTCTGTCTTTTCCATTACGCTTCGTGCTCTACAAATTTAACATCAAGGTCGGTATCTGTTACTACTTCGGCAATCACTTGGTATCCTCTTTTTTCAATTTTCTTGATAATGTTATGAAGCGATTGCTTGTCAAACAGCGAAGCGTCATGCAGGAACATTACTTTAAGTGTAGGGTTAAGCGCCATGGCAACATCGATACCTATATCAATTAACCTGGCGGTGTTGATCTGTCCTCTATCAAGAGGTAGCCCATCAATGAATATCTGATCCTCAGAGAAGCTTAGGCCTTTGATCTGTAGCTGGGATTTGGCGATGATATCAGAAACCCTTTTCTGTAATCCTTCGATCTCAGTTTGCACAGTATCCATATCCTGTTTTGTTTTCAATACCTCCAGGGATTGTTTCTCATGATTTTTAAGTACTTCGTGGTGCTGGTTGTGGGCGTTGGCATCGGTTAACTTTTTGGTGATGACTTCTACATTTGGTTTTTCAACACCATTCATCCACATCTGACCTTTTTCAGCATTTTCCTTAGCCTTGGTATGTTTATCTGTCTCTTCCTTGATTTTGACCCGTTGCTCTGCAATAAGACCATTTAAACGCTCGATCTCCTTGTTTGCAGCGATAATGGCCAGATCAGCATTAGCCATGTTTGTTTTAGCTGTATTGATGCCGTTCTCGACATACTGGTAGGTTTCCATGTTGGTGCCAACAGTACTTAGCTCATGTTCAATGGGTGCTATATCGATGGGGGTGGAATACAGATTTACCTGGTCCTGGGTATATCCATGGTTCTTTAACACCGATTCCAATTCTTCTGCACGCTCTTTTTTAGCCTTGTAGGTCGCTTTTTTCTCTACTACCTGAGAGATTACTTCATCGATCTGCTGTTCGCATTTTGTAACCTGCTTTAGCATCTTTAGCTTGGCGGCAGGAGTTTCGTTTAACCATTTGGTAGGATCAAAGGAAACGTTACCTATAAGCCCTTTTACAAATGATTTTGCGTTTGGAATAGTTTCACCATTTTCATTTGTAACAACCAGCCTTCCGCTTTTTTTACCTGGCGTAAAGTGCAGGTCAAGGAAATATTTCTTTGGCTGTCCTCCTATCTGACCAGCAAGCGTTACCTGAATACGGGATCTATCCTCTCCATTCTTTATTGGCTCGGTAGGAATTTCCTTGGTATCAAGTGGAGACATAATCGCCTGTATCAAAGATGATTTGCCAGCACCATTGCGCCCTATGATCATCAGTGACTCTCCACCTATTTCAATGATATGTTTTACAAGGTTCTTGAAATTTTCAAGAGACAGTGAGTCTAGCCACAGACCTTCGCCGGCGGGAATGTTGTTTTTATTTTGCATGAATATTATTCTTTATCGGTTATTTCTTTTCTAAGTCGCAATTCTTCCTTACGCTGATCGCAGAACTCTGCGACCGGACAAAAGCTAGCGCATTTTACTGACTCACCCGGGCGATATTCCTTGTACATCTTGGGATGCTTGTGTTTATTCTCAAGGATGAAACTATCTACCTGGCCTTCGGTATCAGCAACACGAAGTGCTTTTTTAGCATTGGGAGTTTTTACAGCCCACTGATCGGCTTTGGCCCAGCGCTGCTGGCCGGTACACAGAGGAAGTATTCCGGTATCTTCGGTTTCCTTGTGGAAGGTGAGCAGTTCGCCGATCCAGGATCCTACTTTTGGTGTTTCACCAATAGGAATAACGATTTCCTTTATCTGTTTGTCAGGATAATCCTTATGGCGCATGATGCCGGATTCCTGCCAGTCGCGGAAGAAAGCAACGACAACAATTTTATTAACAGTGTAGCCTTCCATCTTTAGCAGCCATGCATAGATATTTGTCTGGTATGCCCAGCTATCTTTTGACTCAGGATACATGTAAGAATATACCGAGCAAAATTTGTAATCGTAGAGGGTGTTGGTAAGAGTATCGAAAAGATCAAAGGTGCCATAAAGAACAATACCGTTGATCTCCCGGCGCAGGGTAACCTCAAAGATATACCGGTTACCGATCTCCGGAAAGAACACAGGTATCAGGTCCTGCAAATACTTAGCGCATGCACGTAGCTGGTTGGCCCTGGCCTCTTCATTTGCATTCTGGTATTCCTGAGCTTTAGCGATCAGCGTATCGGCGGTAAGTATAAACGCCCGCTTACGAACATCGTCGATGTTAGCACGCTCAAGGATGTGGTGGAGGGCGGTTCCTAATAACATGTATAGCCTGTCGGAAACATCCTCTTCGTATTTATGTTTTTTCTTTAAGATACGAATTCTTGGGCTATCGATTAATTGTGAAACTGAAATATCTCCAGCGACACGATGACTATCGTGCAAACAAGCTTTATAGATTGTCTCAGGAAGGTTGAGTTTATTTGTTATTACTGCTGGCATGTCTTTTATTGGTTCTTATTAATGAAATTGTTTGTCTACTGATGTTAAACATTTTACCAATTTCAATAGTTGTTAAATTTGTAGTGTTCAATAAATTTTTGATTTCTAAAACTTCTTCATCAGTAAGTTTGGCCTGACCATTCTTTTCTCCCTTAGCGCTTTTTAGCCCTGTTGCATAAGCGTGTTTATGATTATCTGAATGAGTAATCCATTCAAGATTTTCTACTCTGTTATCATGTTTAATTCCGTTTTTATGATTTATGGCTGGCAGATTGTTTGGATTAGGAATAAAAGATAATGCAATAAGTCTATGAACTAATTGAGTAGTTTCTTTTTTATTTATGCTAAGACAAACTCTCAAATATCGATCATCCTTCGGAGACAATATTTTACCATTCAAATTTGATATCCTACCATCAGCAGAGGCTTTATAAGGATAGAAACCGGGTATAGGCAAAAATTCACTCATTACTCTTCCTCCTGGCTTTGAGTATCTGGCGTTTGAGGAACGGTGCCCTTTTTCTTAGGACTTTTTTCTTTGACCTCTACGATCCACTGTAGTAAACAGCTTATTTTTTGTGTGTGCTTTGCCATAAAATTATTTGTGAAATTTTATAAAAACGTAATTGTTTGACCTGTAATCATGACGAGTCCAATACTCTTCTTTTAATGTGTAAGATGTATTTTCAAAAACAGACGGATTCTCTTTGTTAATGTAATAAAACTCAATTGCAGGTTCACCAAAAAGCTTCATTAACCAGGAATGTTTTTTATAATGTTTAACTGCTTTCTCAGGATACATCAAACAATCAACAAATTCCTTAAATGTTATAATTTTTCCTCTGAATTCAACGTTTTGCTTATCGGTAAGCTTGAAGTTGATATTTATCTTTGATTTACTCCTTACTACAACTTCAACGGTGTGATCTGCTCCAATATGAAAATGATCAATTATGCAGTAATTTTTATGGTCTTTGTTTAATTTACCTGTATAAACATGAAGGATTCCATTTTCTTCGCATACAATAGCATGCTGGCCGATGGAGGGTAATTCTGTATCAAATTTTTTTCCGTTTTCTAACATAGTTTCAGATTTTAAATTTCCTGGAGAGGCAAGGTAGTCTTTTTGGGTTACTCGAACCATTTTGACTACCGAGCGATCCCCGCTACGTGGAGAGGGATGGATTCGAACCACCGACCTTCTGCTCTTCAAACAGACGCTCTACCTGCTGAGCTACCAATCCAAATTTCCCTGTTGCCAGGGAACTCCGTAATTTAAGCCGAAGCTACCATTACTACAGTTTTACTCAGTTACCTGAGTTCGGGATCACAATTTGCGGTCGTGATCTCCAGCAGTTACCTCCATTGACAGTACCGAAGTTCCCCTCGTTCGAACTGGAAGCGTTCTTTTCTGTCTTTGTACCTGCGCCATTGCCGCTACCATCACACACTGCATCTGTTTACCAGACTTCAATGTGCTTGGAATTTGAAACTGTTACGGTTGGATTTCTTGTGAACCGTCCCGGATTTGAACCGGGGACCTCCTTCTTGCTTGCGCGTGGGTGCTCTGGCCGGGCTGAGCTAACGGTTCCAGCCACTGATTACTCAGCAGCCTTATCTTCCGGCATGAACTGATCTTTTGTCGTCTCTGCCATAGCATCTTCCTTGCGATTTGGAAAACCTTCGCTGCGAACCTTGTCGTTCTCGGTAGCAGCTTCGTTTTCAGCCATCGGATTTTTCATTTCTTCTTTAGAATCTTTTGATGGATCGCCGTTTTCTTTGGCATTTTCAGTTACAGGTGCAGTGCTACCTGAGTTCTCACCATTACCTTCATTGGTGGCTTCATTTTTGTTGTTTTCGTCTCCTGACATAAAATAGGTTTTAAATGATTAATTATTTCCTCACAAATGTAGATTAATTTCCGCTTTTAACACTAAAAGCAGTAAAATATTTTATTAACAAAGTTATTGTAGTCTTGTTTAGATGGATTCTAAATAAAAACATACTTGCCGTTCTCAACACCAAGAAAAATAAAAAGCCCATACACGTGATGATACATGTTGTTAATGTCCTTTAAGGTTGTTTCAATAATGTCCTCTTTTAGGCTATCATAAAGGTATAATTTTCCATTTTGATCTATCTTTCCGCCAACAAGGTGATTTTTTCCTTTATCGGAAAATCGGCAATTAATTAACACGGGTAAAAAATGAATACCTTCGCCAACAGGAATATAATGCAACGCAGAGTCCGGTAATTTTATTCCATTATGATCATAGTAAAGAACATCAATATAAAAAGGGTGGCCATCATCCTGCATCCATTTGGAAAGCTGTCCAATAAAATTACCATTTTTACTTAATTCAAGCCTTTCAGTGGTTACAAAATTGTCTAAGTTACATGCGTTGGCGACAGCGTATAGTCCACATCCCCAAGGTTGCTTTTGTTTGTATTTCATTTTATTCTGTTATAGTCTCTGCCGGCAAGGGAGGATTGTCTCATTTTCCATTCTACGGAATCCGGTATCTGCTGGTTAAATTTTGTCTCCAGGTGAAAGCAGATGTCTACAGCCCACTTGAGAAGCCTGGCTTTGGTCATTCCGCCAATATCCTCATAGATCGTTTGCACTTCACCGGTTATTTCGTTGACCATATCTTCCTTTGCGAATTCCGCCTGGAGCATATAGCGAACCCTTACCTTGTCGATCCCCGCCCAGCCTGCGTTTGTATAGGCCTCGACCGCTGCGCGCATCAGAGGCCCAAATATAAAGGCATAGAGGCGTAATTTCTCGCTCTTCTTTGAAAGGGCTGTAAGTTCAACATAAATCTCCTGGCCATCGTGCTCCATAAGATACTTAAACAGATCCTCCGGATTCTTCCAAACCGGTTTACCGTCTTTAGCGAGTAGAGTGAATGTTACGTCCATTTAATCTTTCGAATTTTTTGAAGATGGATAAACTGCTAAAAAAATTGCTGCTGCAATTACCCACCCCCAGCCTTCTATATCAAATGTCATCATGTACCACGATAAGGCCAGTAAGCAGAGTGGGAAAACATTATATCCTATAAAATTCATCGTTTTCTGTTTTTATAATTTTCGTAAAGTTCCAAATGTGTTTGAAAAGTGGGCCATTGGCCGTCAAGGTGAATCATCTGTAGAATGCTTCCATATAAGTATCCTATTATCAAAAGGCCAACGATAACGAATTCCATGCCTCTTACCCGGTAAACGGTGATCAGCCACACCAGCAAAAGCCATAGTGAAAGATAAAGGCTGCCATATACAAATAAAACCGCTGCCTGTTTCCATTTGTTCTTCCGAATCACTCCAGAATAATATTTTTGAATTAAAGCCTGGTGCTTATGGTAGAGGTTTGTATTTCTATTTGTAAAGTCTGGCTCCGGAAGAAGTGCCCTGATGACCACGTATGGAGAAACAGGATAATGGAATTGAATTCCTTCCTGCATTAGCATGTAATTTTTTAAATTGTCGTTATCGTTGTTCATTTTGTAAATGTTTAGCTAATAGATCAAGAAAGCCTATTTCGGCACAGCCTGCGTAGACGGAGTTTCCAATAGCACGAAGAAAATCTTCTCTGTAGTTGTGCCCATTAATTGTGCAACCCAGTGGGGGTTCAGCTTTCCCGTTGCTGAGTTGGGGGTGCTCCCATCCGAACTGAGGTTGTCCTCTTCCGGCGACCCTCGGAGTGGATTTCCTGATCCTCCCCACTCGCTCAGCGTACCAACGGAGTGACCTCCAAGGGCTGTCGGTGTCGGCCAGTTTTTGTTCACCGCTACCACTAAGTTTGGCGATCCATCCCGATTCTTCTGCGATACTCCCTTGATGTCCCTGGCCAATGGCGTTGGCCAATTCATCCGAACTGCTATCGATAGGTCCGGACCACAGCCGTTGCCCGTTTTGCCTTTGTGTCTCTCCTTCATCATTTTCTGATGTTCCAAAAAGTGTTCTACCGATTCCTGTCTCTCCCAAACGGAAGGTGTCGGCCAGGGCAAGGATGAAGAGTCGCTCTCGCTCTTGGGGAGCCCCAGCTTCTTCCGCAGAGTAAATTCCGCTCTCAACACGGTAACCAATTTCTCGTAAGCTATACTGTACCTCATCGTAACCCAGGGAGAGGTGTCCGGTGACATTTTCGAAGAAACACCAAACAGGTCGGATTGTATCAACGTGTCTAAGTATATGTGGGAAAATGTGTCGAGGATCTTCTTTGCCTTTCCTTTTGCCGGCAGACGAAAATGGCTGACATGAATATCCGCCAAGGAGTCCGTGTATTTTTTTGCGAAAGTAGTGTGCAGGGAAGGTTTTAATATCCGACCACAGAGGCGCCGGATCCAATAAACCTTGTTCCATGCCATACATAAGGTTTTCAATGATAAAGGTTTCGATTTCCGAGTAAGCGGCAACTCTGAGTTTGGTGCCAAGTGCTGCTTCAACTCCTCTTTCGAGCCCAAGTATTCCGGGACAAAAGCTGATAATGCTGGGAGATTCGAAGGGATTATCCACATGGGTCATTTATAGAAAAAATTGATAAAGTAAAATAAGGGAAATGTAGAGCAGGAATTGCTCAAGGATCATCATAAAGAACATCCATTGCTTTTGGCGGGTATTCCAAAAGTGATTGTAAGCCCTGGAGATGGGCCACTCGATTATAAAGTGAGCGGCCATGGATGTGATCGTAAAGCCCGCCAGGAAATTATAGTTACCTGTGTAGTATGTAACACCACAGGCAAAGCAAAAGATGATAAGGCCCCAACTGAAAATGTGGGCGATCATCATTTCGGTATAGCTATGCTTGTTGTGCTTGACGCTTGGCAGCTGGATCATTTGATCTGCCACGAAGCTGATTGCCATTAGGATTAGGGCTGTTTTCATTTGTATCTGGGTTTGATTTGTTTAAGAGTAATTTCATTTCTGCCTTTGCGGCGTTGTCCATCTTCTTATTCACGTGGCTGCGGGCATCGTCTTTATCGGTGTGAGCTTGCACGTGCCTGAATTCAACGTTTACCTTACCAAAGATAGGCTTATATTTTTGGAAGTACATGGAAGCGTATCCCGTCATTTGCCGGAGCTTATACTTTTTTATTTTAACCTGGTCGCGGTTAAAGATGTGGATCGCATTAAGGCAATCGGTGTTCACAATGATCCTGCTTGCTACTTTTACCATTTCTTTGTTACCGGCAACAACAGCCAAGGCATTAAGGATACACATGATCTCAGCTACTTCCGATCGGTTACACTTCTTTTTCAGGGGTCCTGACATTTGTATCCGGCCAAGGTTTGAAATTATGTAGAACGCGTATGTCCCCCTTTGGAGTTTAACGGAGAAGGAAGCGTCTGTATTTATCGTAATAATCATTTTTCAACAGTAATGGTTTGCCCAAAAAGCCTGAATAGCCAGATTATTACTTTGGCCTTAGTTCGATTTGCCGTGGAGTAAAGGAACATAGTGTCCCTTGTCCTCATTACGCAAAGTCCGCAATGGGTTTTCCCATCACCATCATCGTAGCCTATGATATACTTTGTTCTTTTCATGCTGCTATATCAATTTTACCAGCCATTAAGGCCTCGTAGTTAAATTTACTCTTTATTGCCTGGCGAACATCGATCATCTTGCCATCGTATGCCAGGAAGCGGTTATTGTAAACTTTAACAGCTTGTGGAACCATCACCCGGCCGTTAATGAAGTCGAAACCTTTCTCCAGGACCTTATAGAAACCATTTTGGGGGTTCTTATCTTCGCGTTCGCCTGGTAGCGGCTCGATGAGTCCCCAGAAGCGAAGCTTTGCGATATCACCGCGTACCGAAGAAGGGCAGTCCATTTTCTTTAGGTAATCCTCCACATGTGTATGAATGCCTTTGGCTTGTTCCGGCGATTGTGATAATAGGATCAGTCCATAGACCATTGATGAAGTTAGTGGGCGCCTGTAGGCCTGCGAATGCTGTGTGCAGCACGGGCAGGTAACACCATCGTATAGTTCCTTACGCATTTCTTCCTGAACCTGGGAGATCGTGTGCTCTTTATAAAATTCTGGTTTCTCCATTTTCTGTTATAAGCGTTACTGTTTTATCGTAGTACAATTGTTTTAAATTTTCTTTTTCTTCAAGGGCGGCAGCAAAGTTCGGATTATCGGTAACGGATCCTGTTTCCCATAGGGTATGGCAATCGGGGCATTTGATCCAGATGTTCCTTCTAAGTAAACGGAACAGTCCGTATGCCGCTTTAGTGAGCAGGTGGCTAAAGAATCTGATATCGAGGTTTTTCCCAAGCCTTCTGGGACAACAAGTACATTTTGGTCCGTCATCGTCTCCATAAGTTTCTTCTGATATTTTAATCGCCTCTTCCCACATTTTTTGGAATAGCGCAAGCTCGCCAGATGGTTGCCTGCGACTGTGTATCGACTTGGCTTTTTTAAAAAGCTTACCCTTCTGAACCAGTTTGGAAAAACGGGAGATGGTCTCATTTGATTCATTGCCCTTAGAAATGCCTTCACTTGATCCGGAGGCGTTATCCTTGGATCGCACACCTCGTCGTAACACGGCATCGTTGGCCTTGTTCCATCTGCTACTGTTGGTCCGATTGATTTTGCCTTTATTATTCTGATTTCCTTCATGACAGTATCCTTTCTTTACAACTATTAATCGTTTAAGTCCGTGACAAACACATATCCCATAGTGCGGTTTAAACATTTTCAGGTTGCCATTCTTCAAGAATAATTATGTTGTTATCCTTGCAAAGCTGAATGATTTCTTTCGTCATCATTTCGCCGGTTCCTATTATAACAACGTTTTTATTAATTCGTTCCATTATACAATAGCTACTAACTTCTGAACGGTGTACTCCAGCACAGAAGAAATCTCCTTTCAATAACTTCAAAGAAGAAAGTATTTTTATAGCGCTTAATCTGTATTGATTTATACAATAAGACTTAAAACTTTCGGTAGATCCAAGCCAATTGTCTGAATCTATAGGACATTCGTCCTCAATGATTTTAGCAATCGTAATTATTTGTTCAAACATAATTTTTAATATTATCATTGCACATCCTGGCTGTAATAGAACTAACTCTATAAAGCGGAACAAGTATTGTGGTCATTTCTCCTTTTGCTTTACCAACAAACGGTCGCCTTGGAAAAAATTTCTTTGGTTCTTCTAATGTTTCCCACTGGTAGCTCATGATTTTAAAAATTCTTTTATTTGTTCGTCGTTGGCAAGTTGAAATAAAAGTGTTGCTTCATTATCGGAGATGTCTTTTATATCCATTTGAAGCAATAGATAATATAAATTCCTTTTTGCTTCTTTAACCTGTTCTTTCATGGCTATATCTTCTTATACTTACCGGTAAAACTGTATTGAGGCCCTGTAGCGGGGATCACCGTAAAGTTTAGGATTATCGTATCACCAGAAATTTTACAAGCGTTGTTGATCTTACAGTTCATATCACTGTAAAACCCACCGGTAATATTATTGATGTGCCGTTGTATTTTGGCTTTGGATTGGTTAGCATCCTTATAGGTAACGTTCTTGGATATCTTCATCCAGCCTGGCGCCATTGGATAGGTGTTACGAAGAGCAAACCAGATATATGGATAGATCGTATCTCCGCTTTGGTAACCGTGGGATGAGTAGTTACAGTAGAATTCTACCGTGCTATCCATTTCTGCCGGGATGCTTGACGAGATCATTGCGTACTTCCCGGTCATCGAGGTGTCTGGTGAGGAGCTCACCGTAGGTGTCAGGGTTATGTTCATCGGGTTGCTCGGTGCCGGGGCGGTTGATTTCTTCTGGCATGATAGCGCGAACATCAACGTTAGCGCGAACATCATCAGGATTTTGGTTGTTGTTTTCATGGCTTATTTCCTCCTTTATATTTTGGTTAGTAATTTCTTCTTTTACACCGGCGTACTGCGAATATTTTTCTTCCGGTTCAATTGGTTCTTTTCCGACACCATTTTTCAGATCCGCAAACATCTGATCAAAATTCCCCTGGTTGTACAGCTTTGCCAGGGTAAGTAGCTCTGTGGTATTTTTAGCATTAACGATCTCTTCCATCATAAAGCCGAAAACTGAGGCATAGTTGTCGAAAGTTACAGCGGCCGCGTCACTAAGACTTTTTTCAAGCTGTTCGATCTCTTTATACATAAGGTCGTTGAATTTTTCCATCTGTAGCTTTCTGTCCAGCACAACACCTTTAACACGCTGCGCTACCTTTGCAGATCTGGCACCGTTAAATTTGGTTTTGCCTGTTGCTTCCTGTCTGGCCATTTCAGCTTCTGCCTGCGCTATAACTATCTGCTCATACTCCGCTAATTCCTCACGCCAATACCCCTCACGATATCCCATTGCCTGTTGAAGAAGGACCAAACAGATCAGTTTCTGTTTTCCAATCCTCAACTTGTTTTCGTCGAGAGTAGAATTTGACTGTTGACTTTGGGGCTTTTTTAACTCTAATTCGGGTTTCTCCGTTTGAAGGTTTTTTTCCTCGCTGTTTTCGTTTTGCATTTGAGTAGTATAAATTATGTTTTTCTAATTTAAGAACTTTTTCGGGGTAATCACTGATCTTTTTAGCCGCACGTACCTTACTTACGTTGAGCTGGTACCCCAGCATATTCAGTACCTTTATAAGTGAAACGATGTTGTAGGGCACACCCTTAAACATTTTGTTCACGACCGGCAATGAGAGGTCTACCATGATCGCCATAGAAGCGTTTGTATGTCCTTCGGATTCCAAGGCATGCCCCAAGATGTTTGCCAGCCGTTTCAACTCCTCTTTATCTTCTTTGTTGTGCAGCATGATTTTAGTCCTCCTTCCAACCAGTAACTAATGTTCTGGCATACTGTTCAATTTTCTCGATTTGCTCCAGGTTAAGATTTTTATTGATGCCGACCAGAACTTTTGCTTTCGTTTCATCATAAAGTGTATCGACACTAACTCCAATGTCTTCTAATTTATTTTCAAGAGACGTTATTTCTTCTCGAAGTTCTTGCATTTCTGAACGTTCGATTGAAAGCAAATCATCGTTTTTCGATTGTAACCAGGAGCGTTCATCATCAAGAGCATCCGAATATTTTTGAATATTATCAAGATGTTCTTCAATGACATTTTTTTCTCCGTCTGTAATTGATTGTGATTGGGAAACTTTTTGACGCATCTCATGAATAGAGATATTGATTTTTCCTAGTGTGTTTGACATAATACTGATTTCTTTTACCTGGGTTTCGTTTTGTAAAAATAGTGAATTTATTTGTTAATGCAGCAATGCTTATACTTCTTCCCTGATCCGCAGGGACATGGGCTATTGCGCGGTATTTTGGGTTCTGATCTTACCGGATAAAGTTCAACATGCCTTTCCTTTTTAGGCAGGTGACCATACGTCTCGTTGTCTAAAGCCTCTACGTCTTTTTGCATCATAGCTATCCGTTCCTTCATGTTACTTTCAATAGTGTAAGTTTGTGTGGTTCCATCTTTTCGCGTGTTCATTCCGCCAACCAGGATTGTTTTACCCATTTGGTAACTACTACCTATTGCACAAATATTTTTGTCAAGCCGGTATTGAAGCTTCTCTTTTAGATCCGTTTCATCTTCGGCAAGTATTTCTCCGTAACCATAAACATGGTATACGTTCATAGCTGGTTGAAAGAGATAGAAGTTTGTTACTGTTCCCATTACTTCTCGTCTTTACTAACTTCAAGTTCATTCGGAATAAATGATCTTTTTGTTTTGTGCCCGGTGGCTTTAAGCACAGCCTCGGCAGAAGCTATTTCATGCTCGGTATATGGAACAACACTCTGGTAGATGGGTATGCCATCGCTATTGTTTTCCATTTTCTTTAGGATGGTTTGGGTTAAGTCTGATTTTTTCATATAGATGGGTTTAACTTGCTAATTTATATTTGCCGGTATCTACAGATTCAAATGGGCTTTGTCTGATTATCTGTCTCACCTTTTCTTTCCAGTAAGGGTTTTTCGTGGGACGCTTACCTTCTATTTTCTTATATATCTGTTCGAGTGTAGCAGTGCCGCCGATATCTTTTACTACATCTACAAGCACTTGGCGCCATATGCTTCCGTTTTTATTTATAGTTTTTGTAAGCGCTTCTTTTATTTCAGGCAACATGGACTTGATATCAATTAGTTCGTTGTAAAGAATAAATCCTGATAGCACCGGAGAAGCATCGCGAATAAACTGTGCCCACACCAATGGCTTAGATAAAAGGCTTTCGGTTTGAAATAAGTCTCGCGGCATCATCTTTTGATCGATATCCCAGCTTTTTGTTAACCGCTTGAATGTTTTACTGGTTTGCATAAAATATGCTGGTATAATGAAAGCGGCCTTGTTCCCGAACGGCAGTATATCTTCGCATCTCTCCATAAATGTTTCGAACATATCAAGGTCAAATGGCGGATTGCCTATGATCGCAGTAACTTCATTTATCTTTTCGAAATGAACTGTTCTAAAATCACCATGATAAACCAGTCTCCCGGTATTTTTGTTTGACTCTTTTACAAGTTCTGGATCTATCTCTGTTCCAATAGCCCGTATGTGCTGTGGTACGGCGCTTAAAAAACTTCCTTTCCCACAGGTAGGCTCCCACACAAGATCATTCTCGTTTAATTCAGGAAACGTTTTGTTGTATAATATTTCAGCAGCCCATACGGGGGTAAAAAACTGATCCAATTCTTTTTGTTTACTCATACTGTTCGTTTAATTAATTTCTTATTTGAAAAAGGAAACGCCCGCCCCACACCACATGTAGCTGACGCTTCCTTTTCGTTTATATACCGGGCACATGGCATGCGCCGGCGGGTACATTAGTGATGCAGCGGGGAGTCGAACCCATATCTTTCCTGTTCCATAAAGCGCTTCCATGGAAAGCCTCGCTTGCATCGTTTTATTTTTTAGGTTACACCATACTTGTTGTCCAGGTACCCGCCAATGTCTTTCATGATAAGATCATCATAGCCTGGCACGCCTAATTTTGCACATATAGTTTCCCATTCTGCTTCGGGGTTATGTATCTGCTTCTTCCATTTCTCGTAGAACCAGTGTGAAGCCTCCCATATTACTTCGGCGGCATCTTTGTATGACTTAATGTCGGATCTTTGCCGAAGGCCTTGAACAAATACACCACCGGCGATGGCGCAGATAATTCCGATCTCGTATGCTTTTGCTTCCTGTTCGATGTTAGCTTCAATGCTATTGCAGCGTCTTGCAATTTCATTTGCCAAATCAACCACTTTTTTGGAATCATTGTAAAATATTTCAGCAATAACCCTGTTTTCGGTCATAATCATTATTCCATACTGATTGCTGAATCCTTGCACCTTATATGCTTTTTCGTCAACTGTTAATATTCCTATTTCCATTATTAAAAGTGTTTAGATATTATTAGTAAATGTTTTACGTGTGTAAGCACCTCTTGCAATGATGAGAGTCCAGACTTTACCTGTAGGTCCTGAGCGTGGCGAAGCCAGTCATTTGCCATTACAGCTGTTTGTTCGCCATATAGCCTATCGCAAATCTCCTTTGCTATTCGGATATCTTCCCCGAGGTTTTGCCCGCGCTGATTGGAGGATTGCTGTGTTGTCAATGAAAGTATTTTCTTCATGGCTTTAATGCGATAATTGTTCTGCGGTTACTATTTGTTCGTCCGGAAACCTCATTTGTTTTATTAGTCGGTTCACTTCTATCCTGCTAAGGTCAAACTTTTTGTTAAGTTCAGCAAGACTGAACCTTTCCTTTGTATGAACAGTTGCTCCGTTGATATTAACAATAAGCCCATATTTTACATGTGGCGTTTCAAGATACCTGATAGCTCCGGTAATTACGGCATCCATACTTTTTACAATCGGTTCGATTATTCCTCCAAAGAGCCGAGCTTTCTTTATTGCTTCGCCACGTGTGTAGGTAAACGCTGTTCCATAGTCACCCAGGTATCCCCTGTAGTTCTGATCTTCTTTGGCATCGTGGCCTGGCAGAAGAAGTACTTTGTAAAGTTTAAGGTTTGTATTCATTGAATTTTCCTTCCTGTTCGTTAAATTCTTTCCATTTATTTATGTCCCCGTAGTACCTTTTAACGAGGGCTGGCTGTGTGTGAATATCTAAAAGTATAGGCGCGCGGTCACCATCTCCGGTAATGTACCTATACCAAAGGTCTAAAATATACCGACCCTCTATTACTAAGAAGTCGTGACCGCATGTCCAAAGCCCTATTTCTGCTGTTGGATTTTTGTCGTGTTGGTAGCCCACAACTTTTGCATTTGGAAAAAATTGTTCCTTTATCCATCGTGCGCCATTGGTACATATAGTGAACGGGTTTCCGTTTTCTTCTGTTTCCGGCAATGCAGCAAGCCTATCGTCCTCTGCTTTGAATGCCTTTACTATTTTACTGATATGAATGTTTAACGTTTCCATATTAATCTTCGATTTCTACAAGTTTACCATTCTTTACAATGTACTGCGCATCCGCTGGCACTTCCCATTGGGTATAGTAGTACTCTTCTTCGTCGTAGGCTTCCTGTAATGATTCGTATCCTATTTTCTTGGCATACTTTTCAGCGTCTTTTTCGTATTTGAAATACGCTGTACCATCATTGAAACAATAACCCTCATTCATTCCTTCAAGCGTTTCGTCACATTGGCGGGCATACTTTGTGCCCTCTACAAGCGGTTCTGAATTAGAAGGCGCGTCCCTGTTCTCAATGGCTTTTTCAAGCTGTTCGTATTCTTCCTGAGTTATCTCAGCAAAGCCCATCCATCCGTCACACTTGCCAACAAGATTTGAGGGGTGGTCGCCTTCTGTCCATTGGTATATATCAAAGTCTCCATTTTCTTCTGCTTCTTTTATTACCTCTTCAAATTCTTCCGTGTGGTAGGTGTTGCAAATGCTTTGCCCCATTAAGAAGCAAAATGTTTTTGGTTCCGTATCCTGTATCTCAAAGAAAAAATCATACTCTGTTCCTTCCACAATATCCTTTACGCTCTGTTCAAAATCATCATCGTCAATGGTGTCAATTTTTTTCTTTGAGAAGTTTCTACTGGTCAGGTAATCTGTAACAAATGTTTTCATTTGCTGGTACCGACTCTCTTCCGTTCCTGTTATAACGGTTACGCTGTCCAGTATTCCACCGGACATGAATATTAGTATGCTTAAATGATTTTTCATAGTGGTGTGTGTTTGTTAATTTATAATCTGTCGAATAGGTTGGCAATTTTATGTGACGCGAGGCCAGAATTCCAGCCACCTACGGTCATTGCCTTTAACATTTCAATCTTTTTCTTTCGCGGCATGGCATCAAATTGCGTATAGGCCTGTGAAAATTGGCCATTGTGAAACGATTCCACTATCATTTCACAATATTGCATATCGGAATTAAAACCGTATTGTTTTAGTAGTTTTTTCATAGTGGTGTGGTTTTTGTTTGCGTTATTATTTTGGTTTAATTTCTCCTATCAATTTCTGGATACCGGCGTACACTTCTTCCAGTACAGTGAACGGCGCTTTTGCGTACAGTTCTTTCGATCCCAGTGCTATTTCTGTAGAGTGTTTATCGTAAATATCGTATAGCCCTGTTTTATCGTACAGTTCACTTATTGCAAGCGTTTCGCCACCGAGGCGGAAAAATATGCGTGTTAGTTTTTCCGCTTCTTCTGGGGTATGGCGGGATGCGTCAAAGTCAATGATCTTTGCCATACTCCAAGCTTTGTTAAATATTTCGTTTTGCCGTTCATGGGTATCTATATCTCCTTTTGTAACTGCGCTGTGTTCAAATGTTCCATTAAGAATAAACTCGAATCCAAACACATCTTTCCATGCCTGTAGCATTGCCTCGTTTGAATCGCAGAATTCATGCGTACAGCAAATATCGCTATTGGCGAGGTTTCTTGTAAGGTGGCCGTTTACCATTAATTCAAATTCATTATCAAAGCCAACGGCGGGTTGGCACTCAAGCCACTCTCTAAGAACGGCTATAAATGATATTGCTAGTAGTTTTCTCATGCGTATGATTTTATAAATTTTCCTTTCAGTATTTTATCGGCTACTGTTTTGCCTGCAAAATTTTCATTGGGCAGTTCAATGGTCAATGGGTGTACCTTTTCAGGATCTTCCCAAAACGCTTCGTATAGACTGTTTAAGCCCTGAGAATCTTTGAATGGTTCCGATAGAGTAATATCTCCAGTCACACAATGGAAGCCCAGCCATTTGTTATCTGTTCGCTGGACAAATATGTGGAAGAATCCCCCGCCGCTGCCCATTGAGAATATTTTACCGTTCAGGGTTTTGCTTATGTCGGTCACTATCTGGTAAATGTTCTTTAGCTGTTTGTCGGTGAAGCCATAACCCTCTTTGTTGATTTTTTCTGTGGTAATTTCAGGGTTTACCGATGTGGTGTTTTTCTTTTTCATGGTTACGATATTTTTATTAATAACATTTTTGCGGACCGTTCGCTTTTGTGCCTTGAAAACAATTCACCGTTAACAGTTACTTTATGTGTATAGCCCGTTTCGGTATTTCCGGGGGTTGGTTCGATTAATATGTGGTCTTGCTGATAATTAGGCGCTTTGTAAAGGACATTTTTTGTTTTTGCGTCTCTTATCCTTAGTATGCAACCGTCTAAAATTCCACCACCCCCCATTGAGCGGGCGGTTTGTATAAGCAAGGGTATTTTAATACTCCCTGTGCTTCTGCCAACGTGACCTATTATGTCATTTGTTTCGTGCCAGCTTTTTCCGGTTTTAGTATCTCCATAATCAAGTATAAGGCGGGTTTCACTGTCACGTGACCACTCAAGTATCTCTATAACCTTTTCTGGAGTGTCCATGCTATAGGCAGTGTCGTTAACGAGTTGGTATTTTTTACCTTCACTTGTTATTAAAATTTGTTTTTTCATTTGTGGTATGGTTTAATATCCGGTTCGGTCACACGTTCCCTGGAGGGATCTCTGTTAGCCTGGCGTTTCGGATTTTTGGTTAATGATCTTTATTTTTTAAGCTGCTTTTTTCTGCTTTGCGCCCTCAACTACATAAGCAAGGCGGGTTTCGTTTTCCGCCAAATACTGCTTTACCAATTGCCTTGCTTTATCTACATTTTTTAGTTGAGGTACTAGGTAAACGTGTACGCAAAATATATTAGAGGTTTGACAAACTGTTTGCTTAGTGGGGACACCATTTTGCAGAAGCATATTTTTAATAGCCTCAAGTTCTGCTTCCATTATATTTGTAGGACATGGACTATCGGAATACATGCCCGTGTCATTTGCTCCTACACACGCAAACTCTGGTTCATTATATCCCCTCCATCCGTCTGTTTTGCAGTAAGTCGAGGTCATTAGATATAAGTTACCAGCTTTTTTGGTATCAAATTCAGTGGGCGGGGTCACGCCTTCTATTTTAATCCAGCCTCCATTCCACTCTTGACAATTTAGTATCCACTTGCATTTAGCTTGGTGTAAACGAACCCCGGGTAATGCGTTCAATTTATCCTTAGTGGTTTTTGACCCGGGAATTTCCGTGCCATTTCTTGAGTGGGTCACATATCCCCCATTAGAAATATACAAACCGTCTTTTTTCCATTCAGCAATTAAATTGCCATGGTAATACAGTTTTTTGCCTGTAGACTGGGTTACGCCTTGTGAACCTGCTTGACCTAAAGCGAACTTTTCCGCTATTGTTGTTGAACCTTTGAAACTCATTTTGTGGTGTGGTTTTGTGCCCGTTCGGGCGGGTTTATAATAAGTGAGTTTATTGTTACGGATTTATTTCAGCATCTATAAAAAATCGCTCTACTTCCATGTTTGGGAATTCGGCTTTTACAATGTCAATAAATTCATCAATGCCAAAATTCTGTGTTTCGTAATGTTTAACGTATTTAGCCCAAAGTTCCTGAATTTCCGGCTCTGTTAAATTGGTAGAAAGTATTCCCATACTTTCACCCTCGTTGTTGTTTAATTGTATGTAATTCATGGCCGTTAATCTTTAGGTATTAATCCAAGTGAGCTGAGCGTCATTATAACACCCAGCGCGGCGGTTACATAGGCAATAAACATAAGTACGCCCTTGTTCACTTTGCGTACATTTGATGAGGTATTACCCTCGTTGGCTTGCATCGTCGCAACCTCGTTACGTACTGATGCGCTGTTAAACTTTGTTGTCATATTGGTGTGGTTTTAAATTATTAAAATTGCTCCCTTTAGCCGTTGCGAGCGGCTCACAAGCCTAATTGGTTGCGTAACGCTAAAAGGGCGGGTAAACAGATTATTACCCAGCTTTGTAGAGTGTCACTATACCCTTATTTCTTTCCACGTTACCCGTTTACTGTCTATTGCATCCCTGATAAGCTTTTGCTTATCGTTAAGGACGCTACGACCGGTCTTTACCTCAACAAAGATGATTGTAATGGGCTTCTTTTCGGAAGCGCCTGAGAACACAATCAAATCTATTGGGTTACCGATAAAACGGGCATCGCGGGGATTGAACTCGAAGGACTCAACGAACGGGATAAAATTCTCAACGTACTTGCCTGATAGTATGGCGTTCGAGCGGGTGACCGCATCGTGCCTTATATCGGCTTCCCATTGCATTTTATAGCGTTCAAAGTCTAGGTCGAACTCCTTTTTAATTGCCGTCTTTATGTGGTCAGTTTCAGCGGCTTGCCATTCAGTGAATAGCTGGCGTGCTGAGACCTCACGGGCGGTTAACAATCGCTTATTCTCATCACTTAACCTGTAGACCCATATAATGAGGATAAGGATAGCGATGAGCGAAGCAACGATAAACCAGCCATTCGGCGGGTTAGCCTGCATTATGTAGGCTTTATAGTGTATAAGCATTGTATATTGTTTAGATTGTGGCATAATTGCCTGTAAGACCCCAAACCGCTTAACCGTCTTACCTGTTAGCTTTTTCCGTATTACTGAGCGTTTGTACTCGCCCCGCTTTCATTTGCGCGTCGGTTGTTACATGATGTCAATGAACCCAAAGTTAACCCTGCCCCGTAAAACCCCTATAATATGAGAACACCCTATCTCCCCTGTGCTGTTTCCTGTGTCAATTATAGCGGGCTACTGTCTGCCCTTCAATCTGTTAACCTCTCAATGAACGTGGGTGCCTGTTGTCTTTAGTGCTTTAGTACCCGATTTGTTGACACAAAGATACAACGACAAACCTGCCATGTCAAGTAACTAAAGTTATTGGACACATGACAGAATGGCATGATTTGACTGTAACTGGCTGCTGGTTACTGTGTTATGAGCCTATTTAGAATGGGTCTAAGTTTGCTTTTTAACATATCAATGAGTATTAATTGGTAGAGTTATTAGTTCGTGGCTCACAAACAAACAAATTAAATACCAGCGAGTTATGAGACCATTGACCAGTCTCCAGCACATGTATGATAATTAACATTATGTTAAGTAGGAATCTAACACACTGATACACAGCACACAGTAGTCGGGAGCAAGCGCTTACAATGGGCTAATGACTATATGACAGTTAAATTAGGTGCTGTTAGTCGGTTGCTGTCTGGTTTGGGTTCCGATTTGAAAGGGGGGCAGGGGGTAGAAGGTAGTAGTTAATACCCACCCACACTTATATTGATCCACAACACCTACCGGGGCCCTAATGAACACATCTGATGGACAAGCAGTTACCAAAGTATCCAGAATCCAGCCACTGCGATCTGCCACCAGGGCTGTACAGTTGCCGTGAGCAGGATAACCAGGTAAAAACCCGGCAGAATAACCTGGTAGCTGTACAATGATCTGCTAATAGGCTGGGAAAAAAAATAAAATAGGCCCCTAGGGGGTCTAGGGTAGTGGTACTTTAATGGATAGAGATAAAAATCGATTTTTAGCGTGTTAGAATGACCTAGGAATCGAGAACTATAAACTCATTGCATGGACGCTCATTTAAAGGGTGGATGCGTTGTAGGGCAGATTTTTCATGGCATAAAGTTGGTGGATCGGTCGTTTGTGGAAAATTTTTCCTGTTCAGGACCAATGTGTTGCTATAAAAAATACACATTCTTCGGGTGAAATGTTGGCAAACATGAGAAATGATGTATATTTGTAGCATAAATGGAACGAAACACAGAGCAAGGCACCAAAAATTTGGTAAAGATCATCAGGGATACGCGGAAGGCGAAAAGGTTCACGCAGGAACAAATGGCCGCCGCCCTTGGGATCAACAGGTCCTCCTACGGCCATGTTGAAACGGGTACCCACAAGTTGTCGGTAGATATGTTATGTAAAGCCTGTGGTGTTTTGGGGCTAGAAGTTAAAATTGTTAATCCTTTGAATTGATGCCTGACTGCAAAAAGGTAAAGTTTTACCGGGAACAAGATGCTTTGGACCTTATTGCCAGGTATAAGCGAACGGCAAAAAAAGTGGAGTTGGAGAGAAGGGTTTATTTTTGTGATCACTGTAGTAACTGGCATATAACATCAAAACCATTGCTGCTACAAAAACAAATGGAGAATATGCAGCGGCAGATCGATAACCTGAAAAGAAAACTGGAGCACTATAAAAAAGAGAATGACAGATTAAAAGAAAAACTGACACCAAGGATATGGCAAAACGGAAAAATGAAAAGCTGATCACCAAAAACCTCAACACAACCGCAGCCCTGATTGCGGACTTGAAGGCCAAAACCAACAACCAGGGCTTTATTGTCCTGGAGATGAATCGCAATGAAAAAGTGGTTCACTATATATGTATCACCGCCGATGGCAAGGTTATCGGACCCAGGGCGAAAAAAGGATCCGTGCGTATAATCATAAACGGTATCCGCCCATATATCGAACTGGTCAAAGAGCAGATTGAAAAGAGATTGTTGCGACCTAAATCAAAGCGGGTTCCGGTTTTGTACAGGAAAGGCACCCTTTTAATAAGTAAATGGGATAAAAAGAATGACGGCGAAACCGATATCGCACAGGTAACCTTTTGTATGAGAGATCATTTTAACACCAATAAGATGATTCGGATAAACTCCAGGGGAACAAACGCATGGCCTGTGGAGATCGATGAAGGTGGTATAGAATACAAAGATCCAAGGAAAGAGTTTAACTGGCGCAGGCTCACGCCAGAAGAAAGGACTAAATACGGGAAATTTATAGATTCAAACTTTTAATAATGAAGGCGCCTATACTCATCACCCGCAAAAAACTGACCGGCTTTGGCCTGGTACTCCACAAGAACGTGATCGCTATCATGGTCGGTCGCTGGAGACTCGGCATACGCCTACCAAAATCCCCAAAGGAATTCGTGCTCACGCCAGGCTTTATCGGCAACCAAACCGCCCAATACCGCGACCTCAGCAAAAAGTTAAATGTGGTAACCAGGGACCTGCGGCAGTTTGATCCCATGAAACGAAAGCAAGATGAGATTACAGATCACATACGCCGGGGCATTGAAAGAGCTATCTGGGGAGACCCGCTTACACGGAAAAGTGATTATCATTTCAAGGTTATAAATCCGCTGTTTGACGGTGTTATCGATCCGGTAAAAGCAAACAAGGATGAGTTTGAATATTTAGAAAATTTATTTAGTAAAAGATAATATATGAAAAACGAATTTTTATTCTTACTCCTTGAGATAGCTCAGACGTGTATGTTAGGCTTCATCTGCGGATGTCTTTACGGATTATCAAAGAAAAAATGACAAAAGAAGAACTAAAAAATATTTTTGTTCGCAATTCCGATTGCTCTTATGAAACCGCCAACGATCCGGAGCCGGCCATGAGTGAGGAGAAATTTATTGAGATTGCGGAACTTATGTTATACGGTCAGCAAAAAGACCTTGACGTTGCTAATAGCGTTCTTCAAGAAACTGTTGAACACTACGAGTCTCTCAAAAACAGTTTGATTGATGCTGTCCACAATCTTTCCTTTATGGAACCGGAACAAAAGAAAAATTTTCAAGGCAGGCTTAACAGCGAAGGTGTAAAAACAGATGCCGAAGCAAGGTATATGATAAGGTGTTCCGTTAAAGCCTTGTTTGATAAAGCTGAGAACGAACTCGCTTGGGAAATAAAGCAGAACGCTGCCATTAAACACAATCTATTGAATACCCCATCATTGATTGTGTTCGACGAAGCTTATAAACTGGAATCCCATCATCAGGAACAAAAGCACGGCAATGAAAACCATGCACCTCCTCACCATTTTGTTTTAGTGATCACACACCTGCTCGGTAAACTTACCAGGGCTATATGGGATAAGAATAAAGATAAATATGCTCATCATCTAATTACAATAGCTGCTGTATGTTCTAAAGCTCACGGTAAAATAAATAATAAAAATGCTTTTACTCACGAATTTTTTAATAACATGAAATCATGAGCTACTACTGTAAAGACTGCGGAGGCACATCCTCCACTTCAACGGTCTGCGAAAATCCAGACTGTCCGCTGATGCCGTGCTGCCAGCGATCAAAGGAAATGTGCACGTGTCACGAAGAAGAAAGTTGGACCCGGGAGTACGGAAAATGCCTGGAGAGCCCATGGTACTTCTTTACAAAGTATGCCGTTGTAGATGGCAAACCACCCGTTACCCCCTTAAATGAAGAAGCTTTTAATGCACTGTTTTATAAATATGTGGCTACCGGATACGCACGCATTAAGGCAGAAGAGAAGTTCAAAGGCAAAAGTACGTATGAAAAGGCAAAAGAGTTGGTGATTGAAAGACAACAGTGTAGCCCAGCGTTCCTGCAAAGACACCTGGGAGTAGGTTACATGGCAGCACGACTTTTAATCGATCAGCTGGCAGATGCTGGTGTTGTTGGATATTCCAATGGATCAGTTGCAAGAGAAGTTTTAATTAAAAAATAAAGTATGAAAACAAAATTATTTAGAATACCAAGGGTAGAGGTTATTGAAACCGCCCTGTCTGAACTTGAAAAGCTTGCTCCTGTAGGAGACGATAAGTACCTGGCAACCGTTGTAGTTGCTGACAGTGTGTTTCCGGAATTAATTTCAAGGATGATGATGTTTTTCGCAAAAGAAGTGGAGGCTGCTGGAATTTTTGAAAGGGCTTTCCCTGGAGGCGTTGTGCAATTTTGTACGGAGATATTTTTCAAAAAAGAAAATAGCCTGGTGTGCATTGACTGGGAAAATCTTAACACCATTGATGAAGAAAGGTTCTGCCGACATTTTAAAAGCACTATCGGCAACCGGTATATTTATAACGTAGAAGATAAGGTAAAGGGTACAGAGATCGAGGTTTCTATAAAGCCTGGTGGTGGTAAGTTGCCATCCCTGAATGATCTTTTACATCAACGCCAAAGAACTGATATAGCCTCTCGAATATTAGCCTCTCTTATTTCTTCAAGCCAAACGGTGCCCGGTGGCGTTAGTAAGAAGGAAGCGGCCAGAAAGGCTGTAGCGTACACCGATGCCCTGTTAAAAGAGTTGTCCCAATCAAAAGAAAATACGGACATATACGATCTCCTGGCAAAGCATTTAGGCCTTCGTGAAATAACTCCAGGTCACTTTGTTGACGAGAATAATTTTGAATTCAGGCTAACAAAGTATGGATTTAAAAAAATAGAATCCTTTATAGAGCCTTTAAAATAACAAATAAATATGGCAAAAGTAGTAGTAAAAAAAGACGAAGAGAATCCGGGAACCAACCGAGATAATTGCAGCGGCGATTATAGAGATCAGCGCTGCAATAAAGAAAATGGACGGCGGCAGGTTAAAGCGCCGGGCTATCGAAGTATTAATCCGCGATCAAACAGGACTGCCTTTTAGTACCATTGACAGGGTGTTAAATGCCGTCGGCAACCTTGAAAAAGATTATGTTAAGTTTGTTATACCAAAAGACAAGAAAAAATAATTATGATACCATTACACATGAGAGGGATACCTGTATTCCCTAAAATACATACAGAAATTTACGAGGAACGACGCAGTGAAACGATTACTGTCACCGTTAGTTGTTTGGCTAGAGTAAAACATACTGATGGGAAGTATTGGCTTACCCTTTGCGAACGTTCAAAAAGAATCGGTAAAATAGAAGCGATGGAAATAGGAAATGGAAAAATGACGCCTTCCATTGAGGTAATAGAAAAAATGCGAGGCGAAGTGACTGATATTGTAATTATGGATGCCTATATTTTATCTCGATTCGGAAAGGCAGACACCATGTTCAGGTACACCCCTGTGACTGGTGCCTCTCCAGAGTATCTTTTTCAACTTGATCCAGATCAAAGATCAGAAAGAAAAAGATGTGGACAGTGTAAAGATGATGATTGTCCTGATGAGATAGAAATTAAAAAAAGCAGGTTTAATATGAGTTTTATTTACAAATTATTTACTAAATGATAGTCTATCCATCAATAACAATTCTTTCTTTAGTAGGAATAACCTCTGCTTTGGATGATGTGTGCGTTGAGTGTTATACTAACAGTGAAAACGAATATTCCTTTCAATTTGTAATACCCAATAGAGATATTTGGTTTAATTTTTTTATTGAAATTGAAAGACACAGAATCTCGCCGATGATAAGTAATAAAAGAGTAATCAAGTGGGAAGAAAAAGAGGTTTTTGTAAAATTTGACAAACATGAAATACGAGTAATAATGCAAGATTTGTTACAACGAACCCCCTCATGAACATTTTTGCTAAAAAATTAATGCAACAGAGCATGCTAATAGGTCACAATAATGAATTCGGTTACATTGCTACAGCGATGAATGAAAATGAACAAGAGCGATATCCAATCGTGAATGTGAGATTATCTTATGATGATGCTAAAGAAGATTATGGCAAGCGCACATACTTCCTGGAGTTTCAGGTTATAGCCCCGCAAGGGAAAGATGATCCAGATCGCATTAAATACTATCAGCAGGAACTTATGAAGCATATTGCGGAGATGACAAACATCGATCTGCCATGGAAGTTTGATGGCGTACTTTATAAATTCTCGACCAATGAACTTATACCTGGCAGAAAATATTCACTATTACCACTTGTGCAATGATCACAATACATTTAATAAACGGAGATATAGTTGAATTGCCATCAGCAACAAATCAGTCTACCAGCAATTCCGGAAATACAACCTATTATGACAAGGATAAGGTGTGGGTGGGAACGCTTACCCGTAACGGCTCTTTTATTGATCCGCATAACGCAAAACATCCAAACCGCTATATCAGGAACAAAGGCAACACTTTGGAGGATATGATCTCCAGGATCGGCAACCGGGATAATTTCACCTGGCAGGAAAACGAAGCGATGATGAAGCTTAAAAAGCTGCTCACCTTTGTGTATTTGCCAAAATCAGGCAAGTATAAGTTGTAAAATAAATTTTTATCTTTGAAATGTGATTCTCGACGCCACAGACAAATCCATTGTAGCCAAAACGGCGGTTGCTCCAACAACCACAGCTCCCGTATTCTCTGTAGATTTTGATGACGAGGGGTCCACTCAAAAAGAAAACACCCTGACCGGAACTATCACAGAGGCTTTAACGGAAATTCTTGCCGCACCAACCCTAAACACAACTTCCGAGAAGGCATACCTAAAGCGCCTCAACCACCTTACGATTGCAAATACAGATACTGTTGATGCAACAGTTAACATATATATTTTAGATAACTCCGGTATTCCAAAACAGTTATTTCAGGCAGTGCTGGAGCCTAACTGGACCCTTCAATATCCGTGCAATGAAGGGTGGGGTGTTTATGATGAGAATGGTGTTAAAGTTTTTTTTTTAAATGAAGGGATTTCTATTACCGGTGAAGTTGAAATTAAAAATGACTCTGGAAGCCCGGTGCCGGTAGTTGCTGCTGCCATTGAAGCTGTTCTTGCTGATATTTTAGGGAGATTAACGCTTGGCCAGGGAACAATGGCCAATTCGTTGCCAGTAGCTATAGCCTCGAATCAATCCAATTTGCCGGTAACAGATGCTAACCTTAAAAATAAGATCGGCGCCAATGCGGTAGTTACGTCTGTGGCAGGATCGGCAACCGTTGTAGACGTTTTGGCGTCAAACGTAAACCGCATATCGTGCGTGATCAATAATGACAGTACAGCAATTCTTTATTTAAAATATGGGTCCGGAGCCGCCACAACATCGTATACACATAAACTCACCCAGGATGATTCTGTCATAGTTGACGATTATAACGGGCTCATAACCGGAATATGGGCTTCCGCGACCGGCGATGCGCGGGTAACCGAAGTTACTTCATAAAACCACAATTTATTTATATCTTTGTGGAAGTTTTTCCACATTTACATTGACACGGGTAGTAAAAAATTTATTGCGGCCTCCCACAGTTCGTACGTCCAGCAGGGCGCTTAATTCTGCTGGATTTCAGCCAAATACTACCAGGCCATGCCTAGTGAAATATACAATTAGGATTCAAAGTACAATGTCCATTGCTGGGGGTCAAGCGGGGCTCGTTGAGCTTCGTAGCGACATTAATGCTACTCCGACCACCGTTCGTGCCGAAGGACGCGCAGGATCTACTGGTGCAGTTTTGATTGGCGTTGCTATAAATGATGATTATACCGTTGTCCTATGTTACATGGTACCGGCAGGTCATTATGTTCGAATTGTAACCACAAATATTACAGGAACGCCGACATTTACCCTTTCCCGACAAACAGAAGAGGACCTGTAGTTATTAGCTCCGGTAAGTTTCTGTATGAAGCAGGAAAAGGGGGTCTGTAATTTGGAAATAGCGTAAGGAAGTATCCTGGTCCTACCGGTTCTTTTATTCCGTAATTTATTTTGGCCCTCTTCCTGTCAGTTAGATCAATTCTGTAACACTTGTAGCATAGGCTTAAACATCTTACCGGCCGGCACTTGCACCAAAGGCACAGAACAACGTCTGTCTCAACACCTATTTCATCAGCCGGCGTTCTTGACATTGAAATAAGCTTCGCGCTCAATTTGCAACCACATTTTAGCTTCTTCGACAGCGGTTATAGCTGTGATCAGGTGTGTGAAGAACATTGCCCTGCCCTCCTCTGGAACCTTGGTATCGTATGCTGATCTGTAAAGTTCCTTTGTAGCGGAGATGTCAGCATCCATAGAATCACAAAGCTCATCGATCTGCTTGTGGTATTCTTCGGAGTCAAAATTATATTCCTCCAGGTTATTTGGCCAGGCTTGCTTTGTACCCATATCGCTGATTGTAAGAGAAAGGTATATCTTGCTCTTCATCATGCCGTGCATGGCTTTTTCAACGTAGCCATAGTTCTCTGGGAATTTTAGTAGAAATTTTACTAATCCGGACTCTGTTTTTTGCTGGAGTTTGATTCTATTGTTGATCTGTTCTAAATTTATTGCCATGGTAAATGTGTTTTTTAAGAACCCCCACTGGTGCCCCGGTTCGCAGAGAACTCTGCACATTCGTTCTCTACCTGCGGGGGCACCTGAGTTTTTAGTCCCGGATGTGCGTCCAGGCGGGTTTTTATTTTACTAACTTTTCTACTTTTAAATGTTCAAATTCTACGGTGTGATCGGTCATAAGTTCCGTTTCAACATAAAATTTGGCCCTGGTCCTGGCGTCATGATCATCATCGGCCATAAACACAGGAACTGTAACTTTTTTTGAGTCATCTCCATCCGGAGAATACGAGGCTGTAAACTTTTCCATTTCCCTGACTTCTATATTAAAAGATTTAACTTCATTGTCACCATGAACCTGAATGTTCAAAGAGTAAAACACCGCATACGCAATACGATGATTTGGTATCCGGAGTTTTGTTTGCCTGAATATATCGTTCTCCTGTTTCTCCAAAATAACCCACTCTAAAGGATCTTCATCATTGCGAAACAATGAAATTTTATCGTTGTACTTTGAGGTATATATTTTAGTGGGGTTATCTTTAATTGACTTAGGCCCTACGGTTTTTTTAAAGCCAAAGTCATCAGGGATAAATGGAGAATCTTCCAGTATATGTGTAATTTGATTCTCTGCAATTTTAAGCGCTTCCTGAAAGTCAAATAATCTATCATAAAGAAAGTCTAACATTTCCTCATCACTCATTGTTTCTTTCATTCGCGGAAATGCGCCAGGCTCCACGCTCATTCGCACCCTGTTTTCATTGTCAATAGTTAAAATCGGCCTAGAGACAAGTTGCTCTCTTGAGATGCTTTTTTCATAGGGATAGCCCTTGGTTGTACTATGGCCCGGTTTCCAGTTGTCTGTTATCATATTTCTGTTTTTCTTTTAAATTTTGCAGTTCTTCTGTTGCTTTGTAATAGTTGCCGTGCAACTCACGGTAATGGTGCATGCCGATGCACATAAACACCAGCAGTAAAACTAAAATTCCAAAAAGGATGGAATTCCAATTTTTGAGGTCCTTTAGTTCTTGTTCTGTTTCCTTTGCCATATTTTCAGTTGTAAGGGGTTACATTGCTATATAGAACGTTCCGGAGCGCCTCATCCATATTTGCCGGGTTGACGCCTTTGGGAAAAAAGTTAGTTGAAAGGGAATACTTGTCGCCGGCAAACTTTGAATCCATCATGCCTTTATACCGGTATTTGGCAACATACACTTCCTCGATCGGCGAAGAGCGGTCATCCAGCAGTCTGTTATCTTTAAAGAAGTCATTCATAACCTGATCAAAGTCTGTAAACGGCACGCGGATAAATATTAGCTGTCGGGATCTCAGTGTTAGCTGTGTGCGCTCGATCCAATCATTAAAGCCTTCGTATTTATTGTCTAGCGTTGTCCATTCAGCGACATCAAAAAGATTGAATACCATCATGCGCGATTGTGGTTCTCTGGTGGATTCATCGATCCACTCTACCTGGGCCTTATATCTTCGAAATGGTGTTACCATTGTTTTTTTAAAAAAGAAGAGCGAACGGTGTATAGCGTGAAGGCATCCAGCACTATTTCGTAGTTCGCTCTTTGGTATGCCACATCCTTGGTCCCTTGGGGTAAGGACATAGCAATTTTTTGAAACTCCTGATGATGCCTTCAAAAGTTGGAGATTATGCGACCGCTGTGGTGATCGCCGTTTTCAAGTTGGTAAGGCTTGTGTTCCTTGCTGCCGAAGTAGCAAAAGGAATAGTCACCGACTTGGTTGGGCCACCCTGGCTTCTGTATGTAATAAGGATATTAAACCTTGCGGTGTTTGCCGGCCCATTTGGATCGGCAGGGATATCCTGCGATACTGCATCATGAACATCATCAACATTCACCAATGTATTAGGCGAAAGGGAGTTCGTAAAATTTACTGTTGGTTTTGCAATGCCTGACATGTCTTTAGTTTTTTGAGGTTATTGGCATAAAAGTAGTGTGAAAATTTCGTTTGTCCAAATTCTTACTCAATTTATAATGAGTCTAAATAAAAAAGGTCCCAGGAGTGACTCCGGAACCTTTTCGATGTTTAAAACCCGTTTTTTACTATTACGGTAAAAAATATGGAAAAGAACGTGGGGTAAATGTAAACAAAAAACCCGGAAGTCTATCGCCGGGTTTTAAGTATAAAACTAAGGTACCAACAAAACTAACACTGTTTTATCGCACAATTTATAAGCCATAGCTTATCGGTCGGCAAAAGATCATGATTTGGTAGTGGCGTTGCTAAATAGTTTATACGTGTCCATTGTCGCATATACTCATCCGGTTCAGGGTTGAGAATAGCTTTATGGAGCTCTAAACTCAGATCATTATAATCCTTTTGTGTTTTCGAAAGAAACGCCTTGTCATCACTGACCTTGTAGTACTTACCTACATCGTTGGCATAGCTTACGCTTGTTACGATCGCCACCAGGCAACCGATCAAGAGAGTAGCAAAAATTGATTTTTTCATGTGGATAAAAGTACACGGAATTTGTTAAATAAAAAAATATACCTACTTTTGTTGTGTCATCTGGCGATGATCAAATAAAAATTTTCTTTTCGGGAAACCGAGCAAGCCCACTTCCAAATCCGCCAGATGACCCGGTGGGTTTTGTGTTTTTGGGGGTATGCTGAACGGACAACGGTGGCGGCATACCCAGCAGTGAGCTACCACGGGCACACATAACTCAAGCGGCGGCAGTGAAAGGGAAGAGCCGGTGTGAATAGGGCATGAAAACCTATGCTAAGTTGATCCCTGGCTACATCATACATGTGTGGTGTAGTCGCGCACAGTGGCTGTTCGGCTCGTTCAAGCAAGCACCTGGCGTGAAGTTGCCAACAGAAGATCAAGCGTCTTTTGGTAGGGCACTTCACGCAGTGGCCCCAGGGCGTTCTCTCATTTAGCAAACCTTTTTCTTTAAGTAACTAAAGGTAACCAAGTCAATAAAGTTTCAAGCCTGCGATTTATCGGTAATTTTTTCTACATTTGTTTCTGTGAACTCTGGATGGAGAAAACTACGTGCCATTGTGTCTGGTTTTAAGAACTACCGTTTTAAAAACGAATATTTCGAGAACCTGGCAAAAGAAAGGGCTAAAGTGTGCGCCGCATGCCCCGAAGCTAATCCAGAACATCCGTTTAAACTATTACTCGATGATAACGTAACCGTAGAGCCAATAAAGGGCATGGGATGCAAAATATGCAATTGTTACCTGCCGGCAAAGGTGAGACAGGCATTCGAGGGATGCCCCCTTAAAAAGTGGAAAGAATAAAAGTTATTAACAATTTAATATTAAAAAATAAATTTAACCCATGAAAAGACAAGATGCCATTATCCTTGAATCTGGCCGCCGCCAAATTCTTATAGATCACGCCAACCACTTTTTTCAACTATATGCCGGTACAATGAATGCCCAGGCTAAAATAGATATTAAAGCCGCTGCAACAGAAGCAATCACCCAGCTTCGTAATATTGAAGCTGAACTTTTTGATACGCTTTCAATCGATTATACACAAGGTGTTTACGATTCTGATGTTGCCTATATCAGCAGGGTAGCCATTCCGCAGCAAGCCCTGGAGGACAATATGAGTTACTTTGGCCTGGAGATAACGGCGATCAAAGAAGCCCTTGAAGAAGAAATTGAACAGTTGCAGTTTATCAAAGATGTCGATGGTGAAGAAAATGGTTTTGTTGATAAAACCGGGGACTGGACAACAGCCGAAGAAGATGCCATAGTGGCCCTGGAGGACCTTATCACAGCAATAGAAGCAGCAAATAACGGTATCATTACCGCTAATATTGATCTTTCATTCCCTGATACCGCAACATCTGCCACCAATGCGCAGGACATATTTACTGTTGCCGGATCTGGCCTTGATGGTGATATCACAATAACTAAAGTGGGCGCCACTGCTGATCAGTGGAAATTCATGGATGAAGGTGCTCCGGTTGATAGTTTAACGTTCTCTCCGGTAGACGGCGTAGTGGATACGGAAACAATTAATTTCAGGTTCCAGCCAACAACCGAAGGAGTAAAGGATATTACAGTTCGGATATCTTCCCCAGGAATGGCAGACATAGACAAAGTGATCACCGGAACCGCTATTGCTCCGTAATATTTTAAAATTTTAATAAATGAAAAGACAGAACGAAATATTGACACTATCCACACAGCGACAACGTTTACTGGATGAATTTTTACAGGTGGTAGAAAAGTTTTTACTTAATACACAGCAATTTGATGCTGCTACAAAAACAACTATTACTACCGAGGTTACAGATAGTATAAATAACTTTTTGGCAATTGAATATGAAATGTTTTCAGCTTTGCCTGGTTATGTTGCTGCCGATGCCTATGCCCCGCCTGGTTATATCGTAAATGAAAATGATCTTCCTACATTTCAGTCACTACAGGAAATTCAAACTCATTACACGGCACTGCTGGCAAAGCTGATAGAAGAAATGACACCAGAAGCGGCAGAAACAAAATACATTGTGACCGACGCAGGATCCGAAAATACAACAGCAACAAAAAGCGCAACCTGGCAAACCGCAGAATCAGATATTGTAACTTCCCTGGGAGTAATGAATACAACGATGATGGCCGATGATCCTAGTGTTGTAGTGTAATAATTTGTCAGTACAAGAACATATACAAAGGCAAAGCAAGGTGGTCCGAGAAAACCACCTTGACTTTTTAGATCAACTCTATAGGAAGGGAGTGCCTCTTGTTGATGAGGATATCGCGCTTTTAAAAAAACACGGATTCATAAAAGAAGAAAAGTATCAGCCTGCCGGCAAAGAGGATACTTCCCTGAAAGATTATATAAAAGATGATTTTTTAAAAACTACAGGAGAGCAGCGAGAACACGATCAGGATGTAGATATCCTTTTTGATGATAAGCAAGGAACATGCCCGCAAATTGTATTCAGTGAAGAACTGGAAGAGAGGCGCAAGAAAGGCGGATATTTATTCGAGGGACGCAATCAGGAGATCAATCGCCAGGAGTGGATGCCGGAATCCCTGACAAACCACGCAGCGGATTTTGTGGAATGGATAGACTCCATAAACTTTCTGGGCTTTAAAAAGAAAACCAACTACAGAAAATTTAATCTTTATGTACAGCAAGCCTATACCTGGTTGAATGAAAAAACAGAATATACAGAACATGACAACGAGGAGGACCTGGATGACTACAGGATGGAAGAACTTCGAAGGTGCTATGATAACACACTGTACTTTTTAAATAAATACGTTTACTATAAGGAGGGTGATGATGAGTCGGGGCGCGTGAAGTATGTTGCTGCGCCGGCGCACGAAGTAATGGCATACCTAAACGACTGCGGATACTCCGTAGCTCTATTGAAGGCTAGGCAGATCGCAGCAACAACAACCCTGATGTCCTGTGATGTTAAAGATGTTGTGTTTAAGCGAAACCACTTCATGAAGTTCATCACCGAGGATCAGGAAAAAGCAGAAGAGATTTTCGAGGATAAACTTAAATACGCATTCTCCCAGCTTCCATACTGGATGAAACCGGATGTGATCAATGAGCGAGATAATCTATTTAAACTCGGAAAAAAAGATGGCAAGGGTGAAAAAAAAGGTGTTAACTCCAGGATCCTGGTAGTGCCACCAAAACGAACAGCAGTTGCCGGTGGAGCCCCACAGAAAGTAAAAATAGATGAGGCTGGTAACATTGGTATCCTTTCTGTAATGATCAACAATGCCAGGCCTACAATGCTTTGGTTTAATCCAAAAACAAAGAAGCTGGAGATAAAACGTCAGCTATGGTTTTGGGGAACCGGTGGAGAGATGGAAAAAGGCGGAGCAGCATTCCAGTCAGAATTTATGGCCATTGTTAACCAGTGGAAAGACAGGAATTTTGACTCTTGCATCATTCCGTTATTCTTAGACTGGACAGCAAGACCGGGTGCTACCCAGGAAGATTATGATCGTGAAAAGCGCGTTGCTTATAGCAAGGTGGGACTTGATCTTAAAAAATCCATTATCGAATTCCATCAGTCATGGCCACTTACAATGTCAGATGCCTTTATGACCTCTGACAGAACACTCGTTGATACAGACTTTATAAATACTAATATAGAGCGCATCCGTACCGCGAAATCAAATGGTAAATTCCAGATTTTCCAACGCGGGTATTTTGAGCCGGTTTATGATTACACAGCACCAACGGATGAAAATTCAGATGTTCCATTCAAAATCATTGGGGCCAACTTCGTTCCTACAACAGATATAGACGAGCGGGCCTCGACGATAATTTTCATGCACCCAGAACATGACTGGAATAATAGATACTTTCAGGGCACCGATCCGATATCCTCAGATACCGGGCTTTCGAACATGGCCTCGGCAATTTGGGATAAACACCTAAAAACAGTGTCGGCAGTGATGGACTTCCGGACAAAAGATTACAGGTACGTATTCTTACAGTCAACCTTGCTAGGGCTTTATTATGACACCAAAAACGAAGGAGGAGTGAATGAGCTTGTTGAAAGCAACATCGGACAGTCGTACACTCAATATAAAGAGGGCAAGGGGTGTGGTAACAAAATGACGCTTAATTACGAGCTACCTCCGTATCTGCAAAACAGAACAACAGTGAACGAGGGTGTTGGAATTGATAACCGGGGATTAAGGAATATGTCGATCATCAACAGGCTGCACGAATTGATCCAATCCTATGGTGACAAAAATTACATGGAAGTTTTCTGGGAGCAGCTGAAAACCTTTGTTTGTAATGTTTCAGAAAAATCAGGCAAAGAAATGTGGGGGCCTACCAACAGGAAGCTGTTTAAGGATGACGTTTTATTTGCAGTGGTTTATTCATATATTTGTGCTGAGCTGTGCCAATATCCTGAGCCGGAAAGCCTTAAACAAGAGGAAATGAGCTATGAAATACGTTACGAAACAATGTATGATGCCCAGTTTAATCTTGTAATGGTTCCAGTTAAAAGAATGGTATCCAAACATGGAAGAATTATTCAATAGCCAGAAAAACCAGGAGCCCGACATTATTTTGTTCGGACCCAGAAACGGTAAAGCCCTGAAATCGCTTTATCCTGAGCTTGCCGACAACAAAAGGTTCAAAGACCTCGCTAATGAAGATTTATTGTTTGTGTGGTATTTTGCATGTAAATCCAGCCCAATTGATGACGATTTACCAGATCACATTCGTGCAATAACATCGGTTTCTGAAACCTCATTTAAAGATCCGGATAAAAGAAAAAAGTTTTCAAACATGGAGTTTCCTGAATATATTAAGGATGCCATTATGGAAATGCGAAAATATGAACCAAAAGCCCGTGACCTAGCAAACAAAATTGTACAGCGAACATTCAACAACTTTTTAAAGATGTCAAGCGTTAATGTGAATGAGTTTGTGAAAAAGGATGATGATGGCAACGATACAACTGAAATTGACTTTCAGGCTAGGTTGCAATATATTAATGGCCAGGAAAAAATAACCTCCATGCTTCCATCGCTTTTAGCGCAGGTAGAACAAGGTTTTGGAATCATTGATCTGAAAACCGGTAAAGAATCAGCTGGAGAAAAAACAATCGATAAGTTTCACGAACAAAAGAAAAACACCACATCATAATGCTATCACTTGTAAACCCAACATCTAAAAGGCCAAGCATGTTAACCGAGTCTAAGGACGAGCAGTATCATGTGGACTTTGCACGTTATTTTGTAGGCCAGGCAAACAATCATTTTCATTCAGAATTTATTGAAAAAATTAGAATGAATAAGGAGTTTTACAAAGGAAACCAATGGCAAAACGATGAGGACCTGGAAGCGTTTTTTAAAGACGATACCGGTCAGTCGCGTAATCGTATTAAAATTATAAAGAACCTGATTCGTCCAATGGTGGAGCAATATCGAGGGAATGCGGTTCGTATGCAAATTAACGCGAAACTTAAAAGCACCTCGTCAAACGCAGTATCACGAAGGGAAACAAAACTGGAAGAGATGACGTTCTATTCCAAAATTGCAAACCAACCCGAAAATCCTTATGCTGCTGACATGAAGAGCAGGCTTCCCATAGGAAATTCTGAATCTGAAACACAGCAGATTTTTGACGCTTACTGGGTAGATCGTTATGTTGAAACAATGAATGATCTTTTGGAGTATGTGGCGGAGTTAAACAGGTTTGCATCAAAGCAAGTGCATGTTGCGGAAAACCTGGCGCTCTCAGGGCTTGCAGTAATGAAAACATTTGAGTATGCAGGCCATCAAAGATTTTCGCTTGTTCCTACAGAAAACTTTTTTTGGGATCGCTCGGCACGCGAGTATGATCTATCGGACTCTGAATATGAGGGTGAATATAATTATTACACCCCGAGTGAGGTTTTTGAGCTTGGGAAAAACATGACCTCTGCCCAAAGAAAGGGAATAGAAAACTTTGCTAACAAATATTCTCCTACAGCTGGAGCAATAAATCCAAACGACCAGAATCACTTCTACGGACGCGTTCCGGTGGTTGATGTGTACTGGAGAGACACAGATCACTTTGAGTTTGGGTATGTGCGAGATGAATTTGGATACCCTATTTTTACTATGATAAACTTCACCCACGAAGGGGAAGAGGGTCCGCGCTATACCGACGATGATCTTATAAAAGTAAATACCGCTAAGTCTCGAAAAATACTTAAAGGAAAAATGAAGAGGGATATGTATGTAGATACTTTAAGGTTTGTATCGTTTGTTCCAAAAGAATTTGTTGCCTATGACTCAGATGAAAAGGAAAAACAAGGTGATGTAATTATCGATTATGGCGTTGCTGAATACCAGGAGACCGATGGAATGGATTTTGATAACGTTAAGTTCCCCTATAAATGTTATGCGTGGGGCTACCTTGATGGCGAAGTGTTAAGCCCTATAGATGACGCTATCAATCCGCAACGATTTATTAACCGCGTGCTCTCTGTTGCCGAGAACCAGATAAACAACTCGCGCGGATCTGGAATGATCTACGACAAACAGGTTGTTGATCCGCAGGACGGGGAAGCCGGAATGCTACGAAAAATGAACCAGTCGCAGCCGGTAGGGGTTGTAGCCAAAGGCAAGGGTATCCAGAATGTGACGGGCCAGTACGATGGAACGGTTGGAAAAGGAACAATGGTAATGTTCAATATCGTGGACATTATGAAAGGGCACATTCAAGACACTACCGGAGTGAACGAGGCTTTAAAGGGAGAATCTACCGGTTCTGATCAGCTGGTTGGCGTAACGCAATTACTGATTCAACGAGGATCATTAATGCAAGAGCCTTTTTATAACGCTATAGCAGAAATATTTTTACAGTGTTATCAGTCGGTAGCTTCGTTTGGAAAACGATTATATGCGGATAACGAATCTACACTTACTATGGCTGTTGGTGATGCTGGTTATAAAAAAATCAAAATTACCGAGGATATGAAGGCAGAAACTTTCCGTTGTTTTGTGAAGCGCGAAAGTCCTGATGATGTATTAATAAATGCCGGTAACCAAATGCTGTTGGCGTTTGCAGAACGCAACTGGATCGATCAGGAAAGAATGTCTATGCTGTGGGGTAGATCAACGCCTGACCAGATATCTGCTGCCCTGAGAGAAAAAGTGAAAGAGGATAAAGAAGTGGCCCGTATTCAAAAGCGTGAAGAGGATGCCGAAGAAAGCCAGTTGATAGAGCAAGCAAATATGGAGCAGGAAGAAATTCAAAGTCAAATGTACGAACAACAGGCTCGAGAGGATATAAAAGACATCAGTGACAAGAAATTTAAAATGAAAGAAGTGTTTGCAAAACAACTCGGGAACTTGGCGAAAACTGATCCGGAAGCCAGAAACCAGATTTTGCAAAAAACCAAGGATTTGGAGAATAATTTAGTTTAACATATATTTGTGCTTAATTAGAATTATTCTAAATAAGGAAAACAGAAATCATGACAAAAGGTACAGAAAACAAGGAGATTGAAAACCAGCAGGTTAATCAGGCTCCAGGCATGCCCGGCAACAATATGTCGGTTTTATTAGCAGGGTTAATTCCTGAAAAGGACGTAAAGGCCCTCGAAAAAATTGAAAACAAACATTCTGGTATTGAGAATGCTGATGTTGAAGAAGAGGAGGAAGTTGCCGAAGAGCAGGAAGAACAAGAAGAGGCAGTCGAAGGCGCTGACAATAAAGAACAGGAAGGCTTGGATAAAAAAAAGCCAGTGAAGCCTTCTAAAAAAGACACCGAAGAAGAGGAGGAAGAAGAACAGGAAGAGCAAGATGATGACGAGAATGATGAAGGCGCTCAAAACGGTAAAAAACCTGGTAAAAAAGAAACGCCAGAAAAAACAATAGGAAAAAACGCATTCGGAATTGAATTTAAAAAACCGGATACTAAAAATAAGGGTCCTTTAAAAGTTGATAAGCTAGAAGAACTGTTTCCGGTTATAAAATCGGAGTTCGGAATGGAGATCAAAAGTGTTAAAGATCTGCCAAAGTTCATTGAAAGTGGGAAAAAGTGGAGGGCTGATTCGCAAACCCTTTCTAAAGTACAGAAAGAACGCGATGATGCTGTTTATTTATTAGAAAATTTACCAGGGGACCTTCATGAAAGCGTAATGCTGTATTACCAAAAAGGCGATTACACGCAGCCATTTCAGAATGTTTCTAAGTTAGATTTTTCCAAGCCAGCGGAAAAGCAAGATACAAAAATGCTCGTCGAGCACTATTTTCCTGGAGACTTTACTAAGGAAGATTTTGAAGCAGAAACACCTCCAAAAGAACTTACTATAGCCATTAAAGCATCACAGAAACAATATAATGTTGAGAAAACAACAAGAGAAACGCGTGCTCTTGAACAAGTAGATAAGGCTTCTAATTTTAAGAAGAACTTTGAAACTTCAATAAAGAGTTCCGTGGATCATCTCCGGACGTCCTTTCCTGGCGCTGACGAAGATAACGTAAATGAAGTTATCGAAGCGTTTAACAGTGGGGAAGTAATGAGTTTGTTTTACAATAATGACGGCACAGTAAAACCAGACGCGCTTAAAAAGTTATTACTGGCCAATCATGCGGAAACGCTTATGGTGGAACTGATGGAAATAGCGCAAAACCAAGGCGAGAGCCGGGCAAACGAAGACATGGTTCAACGTGGGCCAAGTAAAATGAGAACCAAGCAAAAACAAGGTTCTGATGGAATAAGAAAAGAAGTTAAGGAACAGGTTAATGATTATATGGGATACGGAAAGAAAAAAACATTTTAAAAAACCTTAACATAAAATCCTATGTCAACAAAATCTTATAGCCCAGGTCTAGCCAATAGTCCTTTCGGCTCAAATAACGCCAATCCGCAGTCATCTCAGTACGCAGCGATCTCTGGTTACTCGCCAGCTGAGTTGATCTATATTGAAAAACAAGTTCGCAGGGCCATATTCGATGCAGCCCCGGAAGAGTTTAACTCTTTACGCCTGGTATTCGAAAAAGAAGCCGAAGAGAAAAATCTTCCCGAGTTTGAATATTTGGAAAAAACATTTGGACGTACTGCTCTTGAAGCTACTGCAATTGTTGCCGCTCAGGCCGCCGTTGCTGGTGTGCCTCAAACGCAAGTTATTCCAATGACTGCCGCCTCTGTAACGCACATTACTCCCGACCTGATCATTGTTTACCCAAACAACGCGAAGGCAGTTATTAAATCTATTGCCGGTCTTAACGTAACAGTAGAATCTCAAACCTCTGATGGTTTGCCGGCTGTTGCCGCTGGTGACATTTTTGCGATTATGTCAACTATTCAGGCTGACGGTATGGATTATTTTTCAAACTACGAGCGTTTGGAAACCATCACGCGTTATAACTTCATTCAGGAATTCTTACGCGCAAAGCGCTGGAATCGCATGGAGTTGGCAATGTTCAACAATGCCGGACGCACCAACTACCTGGTGAGCGATAAAGAAGAAACTATGCGCCAAATGCGCGTGGATTTACACAACGCTTTCTGGAATGGACAACGTGGTGAGTTCCGTATCAGCAATAACTACGTAACCAAGGCAATGGGCGGGATTTTCCCAACCATGCAGGCTGCTGGTTCAATGAACGGTACTACTTCTACCGCAGGCTTGAAGTCAATGTTCAAAAGTTTCGCATTCAAAACCAACTTCAAGAAAGAAGGCTCTACCCGTTTCATCTACGGGACAGCTGAAATCTTGAGCGAATTGAGTGATGTGTTTAAAGAGCCGGCAGTTCGCTATGCTCCAAACGACACTATTTCCTCCATGGATTTGGAGATGTACAAGGTAGGACAAATGAAGTTTGTACCGGTTGCCTGTGAATTGTTCCGCGATCAATCATGCTTCCCTAAAGATTGGGCACGCAGGATATTCGTTCTTGACCAGGAATCTATTTCTCCATGCCGCATGAAGGGAATTCCTTTCATGAATATTGGAGGTACTTTAGATCGTGGCGCTAATGGAACTCGCGAGAACTTCAAAGACTGGTATATCGAGGCGAACTTATCGATGCAGTTCAATAACCCATTGGGTTCTTACTACATCAACATATCATAATTGTTGAAATCACAAGGGGCACGCAGATCGCTTGCCCCTTTTTTATAAACTCAAAAAACAGAAACCATGGCCCTGGAAAAAGGTAAAGAAAACAAAGAAAATGCCGGTGAAAATAAGCCCGAAACGGATTTAGCTGCAATAGTTTTGCAACTAAAACAAGAGCTTGCCGAAGTTAGAAAGAAGCAAGAAAACCCCACACAGCAAGGGTTGTCTACTTCCGATATCGTTAAGATAGGTGAAGCATTCACTAAAAAACAAAATGAGGCTTCGTTCGAAGAGGCTGTGGATGAATCAGAAATCGATACAGAGGATTACGAAAAAGAAGGCGTAACCTTTTCTGCACCGTATGTTGGTTACATGATAAATGATGATGTGCGCAAGGGACGGATCGTTCGTTTGCCAAACAAAAAAAGAAGTGTATTTTTTGATTATCATGCCGAGCGCCGGTTCAATGTTCCTGGTAGTAAGCACGAGCAGAAAATATCTTTTTCTACCTACACATCACATAGTAAAAAAGAAATTATTTGGTTGCGCGAGCATACCCTTTACAATACAATGTTTTTCGAGGCTATGGCTACCATTCAGACCTCGGACGTTATGCGGTTGACCAGGTTAGCAAAAAACATGACCTTATTGAAGAATACTGACAATTATAAACTTGTTCAATACTGTAGGGAATACAACATTGCAATGGGCGGAAATATTGATGTTATCAGAACCGAATTGGCTGTTAAAATGACAGATAATGAAATGGCCGCCGAGAATAGGAAGGGCCATGAAAATGCGGCTGATCTGTATAAACGAAAGGAATTGCTTAATAAATTATAAATACCTGTCATTTTAGGAGGATATTGTTTCGAAGCCCGGGTACCAAGATGTATTCCGGGCTTTGCGCTTTTTAATTAAAAAATTTGTAAGTTTGTACTATGCCAATCCTTGCATCTGATATTGAAAAACGCATGCGCCCTAAATTGGATGCAGAAGGATCTGATCGCTATCTGTTTGATCAGGACATAAAGCCTGCTATTAACTCCGCAATCGACACCATTGTGACAATGTGCAATATGGCCTTTGCCGATAACAAGTTATCCCCGGAAGCGCTGCGCGAGCTTGTAAAAGTGAAGATATGGCAGACCAGTTCTTATTCTCGATTTTATTACAATAGTGCCGATACCAGCCATGTGCTGTGGACCGTTTTAGCAATATACCCAAAACCAACAGTAAATAAGGGCATTTCTTCGTCTACAGCAACAACAAAAGACCAATCTAAATTCAGGGATGATCTTTCGTTTATAAAATCGGAACACTCTGCAAAACGGCTAACATTTGAAGAATGGAACGAGAATTCAAAGAATGTTTTTATGCCAGGCAATAATTTGTTGCAAGGAGCGCTTGCTGAATACTCTTACCTGGACATGGCCGACTACACATCTAAAAGTTATGACAACGTTTCAGGGAAAACGGAATTTGAGATCCGGCCAGGGATTCCAAATGAACTTGTTGCGTTAGCATATTTGAAGCGGCCTACAGAAATAAACCTATCCAGTGACAGTGTGGAGTTTCCTGATTCTCTGAAAGAACTGATTGCCGAAATTGCATTAAATTATATTTCTTTTAAAGAAGGACAAACTCCGCTTTACCAAATAACCGTACAGGGAATAAATACACTTATCGGTTTAATTAAATAAAAATGACGCCAGTAGACTCGCCTCTAAGAGTACATATAGACGAAACGCTTGTTACCATCAAACAAACGTTTGACGACAAAACGGTTTCAAAAGCTCAGGTTGCTTATTGGTATATTATCTGCGCTAACACATTGCTGGGCCAACACATTGCTAAAAGAGATTCTGGTGCCTTCCTAGCAACGTATGACAATGTGCCGGTCCTAATTGCCGCCGCAAGTCAAAATCCGAATGTTATAAAGGATCGCAAGCATATTGAGTTGCCTGGGTTTATTTTTGATTACGATAAAGATGGTGGCGTAGAATACATCGCTTACACGTCTGACGGTGGCGTTGGGTGTCCGCCAAGATTCACGCGCACAAAAATTGAACGCACATCGCCAAGTGAATCACAATGGCTTTATGACAACCCAAACACCACGCCTTCACCAAAGCGTCCATATTGGTATCGCGTTGGCAATCTTATTTATTTTTTAGGACTCGAAAAAGCCGTTATAAAAGCGGTGGAAATTGGCATTTATCAAACTATAGATCCGGTTACGGTAATTGATATCGACAAGCCGTTGAATTTCCCTCACGAACTTATGCCGCAACTAAAGCGCCAGGTTGTTGATCTGGCCAGATATAATTATTTCTTCCCAGCTGAAAGACAGAATACAGGAAACGACGAAACCAGTAATGACAAAGTAGCAGTGCCAAAAATTGTTAGTGTAAATCAACCTGAGCAATAATGAATACAAGTGTATATGTAAAGCCATCTGATATTATTTTCATGGCTTCTGCTATGGTCGGAGACAGAGAACGCAAAATTATGCCCAAAGGGTTTTATTTTTCTTTGATACAAGAAGCTATCGAAGGATTGGCCCTGGATACATTTTTCCAAGAGTTGAGGCATGATGACGTTTTTCCAAATGACACTTTAACAATATCGTTGCCGCCAGGATGCTTTAACCTTAAAAATGTTTACATATTTACCAGCGACAAGTGTACCATAGAAACAAGTAAAAAAGTTTGGTGGAAGAACAATTATTACACCAAAGGAAGTGGTTTTATAGCCAATGATAAAGGTGCGTTTAATGAAAATGATCCGTTTTATGCAGGACATTCGTTTCGTCAAAGGTCCAACGCAATGATCCGCGAACAAGGCACTGTAAACAATCGCCTGTTTTATAATATACAGATGGGCAACATTATGTTTAGCGCATCATGTAGGGGGGAAGGAAATAAAATTCACTTTCATTATAATGGTACCGGAGCAGGAATGGCCATTGAAGATGAGCCGATAATTCCGGTGTTTCTTCGAAGGGCTGTAGAGGATTACACTATTGAGGCAGCGTGTCGATTTTTAATGGCAAACGATAAAACAAATTTTAAATTATACCAAGCGCTGCAAGGACAGTATAGCGAAAGGCTTAATGATCCCTATGAGGGGTCGTGGGCAAAAGCAGAGCTCGCAGTTAAATCAATGAATAGTTCCCAGCGTGATGAATTAGCTGAATATCTTTCGAGAGGCGGATGGGGGCTTGGACGATAGTTAACTATGAAGGACGATAACCCAAAACATATTTCTTCTTTTAATGCTGGGGCTGATATGGACTCGGAGCCGGAAATGGTATTTTCGGAAGCCGGAAATGGTATTTTTGCTGACAGCCACAACGCGCGTCCGGTTTCTAATGATGGAAACACAGGATCAAATGAAAAGATAAAAGGAGAGCAGCTGTTATATCCTAACAACAAATCATTGACCAATTACAAATGTACAGGATCGGTATCTGTTAACAATAAAAAGGTTGAGTTCTGGGCTCCAAATAGCGGAGTAGGACCAGGGATATGTGTTGTTGATGGAGTGGTCTGCTTAAATTCTATTGACTTTGATTTGAAACCGGATTTTCCGTTACAGATGGATAAGAGTGATGCGGCAAACGATAGCCTTGTATTCATTACTGATAACAGAGTGCCTCCATACATTTTTGATGTTAATGATATGCTGGATGCTCTCTTAACAGATCCTGATAAATATTTTTCTGCTTTTAACCCATTATTGTACCAGGTTAACATACAATCGCCGCTTGATCGCATTGCCTTTATTGAATTAATAAATGTTGGTGGTGGTGGCGGACTTCCTGTAGGTCAGTATTTATATGAAATGCGATATGTTACAGAAGAGGGAGATCGTACCAACTGGTCGCCGGCCACGCCGCTTATTCCAGTAATGCAATCCCTGTCCAGCGAGAGTAGGATTTATCCTTGGGTGAAAACATACGGCGGCCCTTATAACCCGCAGTCAAAAACATCATACGCCCCACGTTTGCGCTTTCGGGTAACCAATATTTACAATTACGATTATATTGAGATCAAACGGAAGGAATATAATCAAGGTGCTGGAATTGAGTATTCGCCGCCAGGAAAAATTGTAGCTAAAATACCGATCAGTCCTGGAGAGATTTCTGTTCGAGAGTATATTGATCCTGCGGAATCAAATACAGACATTGTACTTTCGCCAAACGATGAAACGCAACAGCTTGTGGAGATTGAGCGCGCGAAGGGTATTCGTTACTTTGACAGAAGGACTGAGCTTATGAATGTTAAGCTGGCCTCCAGAGATGCTTCCCCGGATTTTCTGGAGATAAACGAGCAGCAGGGGTTTCCGGTTATTGATAAGCTTTTTAAAGCGGGATATAATGACCCGTACAACCACGTGTACAGAAGAAAGTACATGAATGGAGAGGTTTATGGTTTCGGGGCTGTATTATACGACGGAGTTGGAACAAGAAATTTTGTTACCAAAGCAGACAAATTAAAAGCATTCCAATTTCCTAATCGCCGGGAAACCATATCTGCCGATACAGCAAATTATTCGTTTTTTGGCACTGTAAAGGCAGCCAATAATCTGGTTAATGATACCGTTACCCAAACACATGAAGTGTTTGACCTTGGTGATCCGGTTTTCAAGTCTGATGAATGTGGATTTAAAAACATTGTTCGCGAAGGAAAGGTGTTGGGACTTACTGGATCAAGGACTGTCACTAAGGTAAAAGAGGATTGTGATGAAGATGAGGGAGAAATTGAAAATCATGGTGCAAACGTTAATGTTACCCAAGTAACAGTTTCGCATCAGCCTTTTACGCCTGTGCGGCAAAGCGATCCAGATGTTACCGGGCATGAGTATGTGGTCGATACAAAAGTATATACTGATGGAAATATAGCAACTTGCGTTGCTGATGATGAGGATCGTTATAACTTTAGGCCATCTGGATTTTCACCAGATTACTATGCCCAGGGTTTAATGGTGGCAGGACTTACTAATTTTCCTAAATGGGCTAAGGCATTTTCTGTCGTGCGAACAGAAGCCGCAAAGCGTGTGGTTTGTCAGGGGCTTGGATTTTACACTATGACCCAAGCGAAATACAAAATTGTAGGTAATGCAGAGCTTGGAGGAAAAGAGCAAAACAAGGTTTGGTTTTTTTCCCCGGACATTGAGCAAGGAATTGTTTCCAGTGATACCCTAAATGACATTGTTGAAAATCCACAGAATTATAAAATTCAAATGGTTTCCCCTCTTGGATTTTTTTCTGAGGATTATAGTTTTGAAGATAACGCATTAGTGTGTAGCAGAGACAGATTACACGACATGGTAACGTATGTTCGAATGTTGCGCGACAATGATAGCGATCCAAACAATCAGATTAATCCAGGAGAAGATCCTAGCATGGGTGTTCCTGGCGGTGATGGTTTTAACTACATTGCTTACGATAAATTCAGGAACGTAACACAAAATCCAAATACCTTTGGTAGTCATGTCGATAAGGGGGAAAGATTATTTGACCTTGCGGCCGTAAGAAGAAAAGCGGAGGGGCGCGGTAAATTTATTGAAATAGAAACAATAGACAACATTTACGGGAAAGCGTCGACCGGCGGTGTGTCTGACAGGCATTTTGATAACGGTGGAATGAAGGATTGGACAGAGCCGATGTATGTTATAAATATCATTCGTACCGGAGCTACTATTCGCGATCAAAACATTCAGAAATATCGTTCTACTGATCATTATCAAAAACTTGAATCTGTAATAGGAAAATCTAATGGACTTCCGCAACAAAAGTATCAGCTTGTTGACGAGCGCTGGGAAGATTGTATTCCCGCGTTAAGTGCATCAATGTTTGGAGCTGGTACCAATCGCTTCATTTATATAAAAAAGAGAAACGGAACCTATCAAAAATGGGTTAACGTTACCTATATGACCAGTGCCCAGCGAAGCCTTATTGAAGCCACAATTATTGGTAGCGGTTTTTACACTTTAGGTCCTGATGATATTTATGGCGTTTACAAACACACTAATACCGCAAACAGATTTTTTGAAATTGATTTATATCATACAACAATAGCACCAGCGGACGGCGACCTTGTTATTGTGAAATATGATAATACGGCCCCTATCCGGGTTTACGGAGGAGATACTTATGTCGGAGAGGCTATATTTGCTCCAGTAGATCGAGAAGCTGATGCCAAAGAAAAAGCGGCAGAAACTCAATTTGCATGGGGTATCGGGTTCCCTTATTTCAAATGGAAATTAAATCCCAGGTATTATACTATAAGAAAGGCAGGGGCGCTTTTAAACGTGGTTCAGGATGAGTTGCAAACCCAGCTTGGGTATTTCAGGCAGCTGTGTGCAATGTTCACATGCGAGTGTCGTGCTGGCATTCACCTTTCGTATAATGCAGAATATCCAAATCAATTTTTTCCGCTTATAAATTATGTGATCAGACCTAATAGGTGGGATGAAGATAAAAGTATATCTGATAACGGAATTCACCAGGATTACGAAGATGATTATGGAGTAGATGAAAAAACGCAATGGAAATGGGGTGGGCTAAGGTTTTTGCAACAAATAAATCCAGACTATTCTTGTGAATCGCCATTACAATTTACGTCTAAACCCATTGTTGGGTTTGTAGAAAAAACAGAATTTCCAACCGGCTCGGTGTGGTCATTACAGAGAGCTATTAATGTTCAAGATTCTCCAGGATTGCGCACATTTGCTGCAAATAGCTTCTTTCCTATTGATGATGATACTGGTGAAATTAAACGCGCTTACTCAGCAACAACAGGTAAGGGAGAAAATCTTTATGCCATTACTGATCGAGGTGTTTGTTTGTTGATAACCAAGAAATCAATACTTAGTGACATGAACGCCGGCGAGCTTGGCTACATGTCAGCCGATGCTTTTGTACAAGGACAATACTGGTTAAGCAGGGATACCGGAATGAACGATGAATTCTGGAGATCGGCAGTGGAAGCCTTTATTCCAATTGTAAAGGAAAACGATGAAGAAGAGCGTATAGAATCTTTGATTTTCGCTAACCAGGAATCTGTTTTTATGTTGGTGGAAAATAGCGTTGTCGATATTGGGCGGGTTAAGTATTACAACAAATTATTTAACCAGGGATTGAGCAAGGTCACAACAGGCTTTACTACGCACATGACAGCGGCCTATAATAAATCCCATCATGAGTATTGGTTGCATTTAAAGAATGAAGAAATTGACATTACGTTTGTTTACGGCGCTAAAATAAGAAGGTGGCACGGAACAAACGACTTTAAATTTGATTCCTTTACAAGCGTAGGTACCCAAATATTTGGTCATCGTGACCTGGAAACTTATGAACTTAATAAAGGATACATCGTTAATAGTGGTCCTGTGACCTATAAGTTA